AACTCCGGTTAGCATCGTTCAAGTCTCGAATGGGATCGCGACACCCTCAGCCGAGCGTGATCGTGAAGGTCAGCGTCAGGGTGTCCGAGGTGAACAGGGTGCGCTGGGTGAACGAGATCTCGTGGTTCATCACGCCGGCCACCGGGGGACCGGCCTGAGTGAAAAGGGCCGTCTTTTGCACGCCCTGGGAGCTGGCTCCCGAGTACGTGAAAGTGTACGAGATCGTGGTCTGATTGCCCGAACCAGAAGCGAGGGTCACGTTGCCCTGCACTCGAGAAAGACCGTTGCCGGTCAGCTCGCTCGCCAGGCTCGTGTCCGACGCGCTGGGAGAAGCGCTGTCGTTCGTCAGACCGATCCAGTTGAACCCGTTCGTGAGGATCGAGGAGGTCGCGTAGCACTGGGTGTGGAGCTGAACGCGCCCCGTGTTCGTGAGGAGATTGAACGCCTCCTCGTCGTCGTCCACCTGCTTGTACAGGTAGATGCCCCGCTTCTCGTCGAAGTCATACGCCCGTTCCTGGTGGATGAGCAGTCGGGCCTGGGGAAGCGGCACTCTCTCGATGATCTCCATTTGATCCTCTCCCTCTCGAGGGGCATAGAAACGTTAGAAGTCCTGCCCGTGCTGCTCCCCGACGATGGCGCGGTTGGTCTTGCGGCCGAGCCGGTCCCGGCCCCGAATGCCCGGCCAGTACAACCGGAAATCATCGTAGTAGTAGGCGCTCAGGCTCGACCGGACCTTGTCGACGATCGGCCCGAGGTACTCGTCCGTGAAGATGTACCGGATGCGGAAAAGCGTGTGGGCCGGGCGAACGATGTCGAGAAGCATCCGCACCGTCGCATCCACATCCATCGCGTTCGGCGGGAATCCCCCACCGGCCGGCGCGATGACGTCCACGGAAAACGTGAACTCGTCCGAGATGTCGAGCCCCGTGGCCCCCTCGCGAACGAGGAGGAAACTCTCCGTCACCACCACGTCGCCCTGGATGAGGAGCTTCGCGACGTCCGACATGCTCTTGGGGACCGACCCTTGGAAGTAGATCCCGATGAGCGAGAGCAGGAAGTTCTTGAATTCCGTGTCGTTGAAGGTGAGCGGCGGAAGCTGATTGTTGACGAGGACGAGGTACCCGATGATGGACCACAGGAAGTCCGAGCGGGTCGATTGCTCGTTTGGAAGCGCGCCGTAGTTGGTGTCCCAGCTCACGTCTTCGAGCGCGAGTTCGATCTTCGCCAGCTCGACGGCCACTGCCTTGAGTTCCTGCGTGTAGCTCGGGCCTTGGACCGCCGAGACGTAGTTCGACGGGAGCAGGTTGAGCAAGGCCGTGAAGATGGCCTGCGAACGCTGGGCGAGGCGAAGCTGGTACTCGCGGCCCTTTTGGGGGACCGTGTAGTTGACTCGGTTCGGATCGAATTGAAACCGCGCCATGGCTACCCGTTGCGGTAAGTGATGGTGAAGTTACCGAGATCGATGAACTCGACGTCCGAGGCGTTGATGTCCTGCGAGCCGGTCTGCCCGTAGACCTGGTAGGACACCGTGTAGATGTGGTTGCCGGGGTTATCCGGAGGCAGCCCTGCCCCCGAGAGGGAGACCACGGCGTGATTGGCCGTGAGGCGCAGCCGCTCGGCCGGGATCTGGTCGGACGGGAACCCTTGGGCCGCGAGCGTCGCATCGTCCGAGTAACCCTGGATGATCGCCCCCTCGGAGCCGATGATCCACGCCTGCTTCGGCGCGGTGGCCACCTGCGAGAGGCTCAAGGCCTGCCCGAGCTGCACGTCGTCTTGGAACACACCGTGGTGCTGGTAGATCGTGCCGCCTTGGTCGATGGTTGGGTTATCGAACCCTTGCGTGAGGATGAACGCTTGGTTGCCGCCGATGTCGAGCGTCGAGAGGTGCTCGTAGCTCGAGGCGAGCGACTCACGTAGCTTGAGGGAACCATCCTCGTAGCCCATGAGCGCGAACGGCAGGACGAGGAAGCTCACGCCGGTCGTCGCGTTGATCGCCTCCGCGATGTTCGACTGCGCGATGCCCTGACCGATGGTCTTCGTGTCCAGCTCGATGCTCACCGCCGTGCGGATGTTCGGATCGACGTTGTCCTTGGTAGCGCCCGCCGAGAGCTGGACCGTCGTTTCGATGTCCACGAAGTTCTGGATGGCCTGCTTCACGAGGACGTCGGCCGTCACGTGCCGCATGTTGTTGACGGTCTGCTGGAGCTGCTGGAGCAGTTCGTTGATGACGTATGTGACCGTGAAGTTCTCGTCGTGGACGTAGTCGACTGAGACCGTCGCACCGTTCGGGATGGTCGAGTTCGACGTGCGCACGATGGCCGCGGGCGTCGTGGGCGTGCCCTGGACGACTTCGTAGTCCGGCGTCGACGAGGATGGACCCGCGTACTCGATGGTGCGGTCGGAGTTGTAGACCGCGATGGTCGCGGTGTTGATGCCGATGGAGTCGAGCGGCTCGTTCTGGAACCCGATGAGGACGTGCGTCTCGTTGTTGACCGTGATGGTGTTGCCGCTCGGGACGTTGTTGTACTGAACGACCTGGAGATAGTTCTGGGCGATGGTGCTCTCGCCATCGAGAAGCGGGTCGTCGGTCTTGTAGAGGAAGAACCCGTGGACGGGATCGAGCGGTCCCGAGACCTGGCCGACGACGGAGATCACGCGCCGCACGGGCTGGAGCGTGAAGAGGAACTGGTTGGCGATGCGGAAGCGGTAGTCCGCGTAGATCACGTCGTCGAGGTGAGTCACCGGCTGATCGGTGAGCGAGGCGTTGATCTGGAACGTGTTGTAGCTGAGGATTGTGACGCCCGTGAGATCGTAGGCCTGCCCCGCCGTCGCGTTGTACACGCCGAGGTTCTGGAGCGGGTTGTTGAGGATCTCGATGATCGGGCTCGTCGGCGTGACGCGCGAGTCTTGGACCTCGAAGATGAGGTTGGCGAGGTCGAGGATCGTGACGCGGATGCCCTGGGCCACTCCGAAGCTGAAGGCGAAGGTGTCTTGGACCGTCGCCTCTTGGATGCCTTGAATCCAGATGTCGACCTTTCCCCCGATGTGCTTCATGCGCAGCGGGTCGTAGTCGCGCATCATCAGGGCATCGCCGCTCTTGACCACGAGGGCCTTGATGACCCCGATCTGGCTTGCGGCCGTCTCCTGGTACCCGCCTTCGGTGCCGGTATCGACCGACACGTACCCGAGCATGGCCCGAGCCGCGAGATGGCTGTTGGTCTCGATGTCGGTGCCGAACACAGTGGCGTTGCGGTTCGTCACCTGGACGCCCGAGACACCCGTGATGTTCACGATGGCCCCGGCCGGGACGTTGCCCGCGCTCCCCACGGACTGCGCCGTGATGTCCACCGTCAGCTCGTACTGCTTCGTGTCGAAGTTGTAGTACGCGAGCGCGTTGGCCGCTGGCAGGACGTATGTGCCGCCGATGACGAAGTTCTGGCTCGGGGTGTTCGTCGCAGCATCGCCATTCGTCGAGACGATGGTGCCCGAGGGGACCGTGATGTCCGTGCTAGGCGCCGTGGTCGTGAAGACAATGGCCTGGCCGACCGATGCCTGGCCGGGGAGGCGCGTCTTGTTGGCGTTCGCCGCGAGTTTGTCGAACTGCGTGTCGATGAGCTGCTGGACGGCGGTCGTGGAGTTGTACCCGAGGGCCGCCTGAAGGGCCGTCTTGTACGCGCTCGAGGCCACGGCGACGCTCGTCCCGGTGTTGCCGGGGTCGTCGATTTGGAGGAGCGTGAGGAAGCTCTGGCTCCGGTGGACGAAGTCGATGAGGAACCAGATGCGCTCGGCCTCGCTCGCGAACGGGTCGATGGACACGTCGCGCGTCGTCGAGCCGGGGATGAGCGCAATGTCCGTGTTGACCCGCTGAACCGCACGGATGTAGTCGAGCGTGATTTGGAGCTGCGTGCGCGTCGGCAGGTCTTTGATCGTCGTGTCGATGATGAGCGGCGTCCCGAGAACTTCCTGCGAGTACGGGGTTTCGATCTCGGTGTTCGACGACGTGTCGTAGTAGACGGCCGTCACCACGTAGTAGAGCGGGTCCGAGTTCGCGACGCCCGCGAACTGCTCCGAGTTGATCGTCCCCGGTAGCGCGCCCGTGCGGTCGTGCGTGAAGACGATGTAGTTCGTGAGCTGGTAGTCTTGGAACGACCCCGAGACCTTCCACTGGTCGAAGAGGCCGCGGACCGGGATGAGCTGGTCGAGCTGCGTCGTCAGCTCGTTGTTGAACTGGTCCTCGGTCGTGACCCGCACGCGGACGTACTGCGTGTTGGCCTGGCCCCCCTGCCATGTCGTCCCGAAGGCCGTCGTGGCGAGGGTCGTCTGTTCGTACTCCGTCGAGGCGGTCGTGACCGGAGTCGAGTTGATGAGGAAGTAGCCGGTCGTGCCGCCCGGGGCCGTCGAGGCGTAGAAGTTGAACCCGATGAACTGGACCGTCGTGGTCGTGTTCGACGGCGTGACCGGCACGGACGCGAGGATGTCGACCGTGTTGCGGTTGCGGTTCACCTTGATCCCGGTCGGGATCTGCGTCGAGATGCTCGTGATGGTCGCGACGCGCGTCACCGAGACCGTCGAGATCGGGGAGACCCCGCCGACGATGTCGATGGTGCGGATCTGAAGTGTGTTGACCCCGATTTCGAGCAGGAGTCCCGACGGGTAGTTGTTCGGGTTCGGGATCGTGAAGTTGTTGAGCGTGAGCAGGATGAGCGTCGGGTCCGAGACGAATGGCCCACCGTTGACCGAGACCTGGATGGCGGCCGTCGTGTTGTCGACCGTGCCGTTGACGAAGATCGACTCTTCGTTGGTCGTGAAGACCAAGTTGGTCGTGTAGCCTCCGCCAGTTCGATTCGCGATTTGGGGTGCGGTTGCCATTTACGGGACCAGGACGGGGTTTTGGAGCGACTGGCGGATGATGCCCTGCTGCTGGGTGCTCCCGAGCAAGTCCAGCGGCTGCGGGAGCTTGAGGCCACGAGAGATCTGGATGGGCTGAGTCGAGCGGTTCTGGATGGTGATGTTGACGTAGATGACCGTGGGGTCCTGCGTGCTCTGCTGGAGCTGTACCGAGAGAAGCCGATAGGGAAATTCCTTGTCGCTCACGTACTGCCGCACCACGTTCTGCTGCTGGGTCTTGATGCTCTGCCAGCGATTGAACGCCGTCGTGATGTCGCTCACGATCAGGTTCTGGAGGAAATTGCCGAACGTGATCTTCTTGCCGATGCTATCCGTGAGGGTCGTCCCGTACCACGTGTGGAACGGGTTGGTCCCTCGGATGGTGAACATGATCTTCTGGATCTCTTGGATGAGGAGCGCCTCGTCGCGGACCTCGCCCGTGTCCCCGTTGAACCCGTAGCGCCAGTCGTTCTCGACGCCGGTCCCCCCGCAACGCCGGCACTGGTTCTGGACCGTGTTGTAGGAAAGCTCGACGAAATCCCCGACGCTCCGCAGGGGCATGTCGAAGAAGACCATGCGGTAAGGGAGCTGGGGGAGCGACGTCGGGTCGAGCACGAGCGACCAGCCGGGGTAGACATCGACGCCCCGGTAGAGGTGGCTCGTGAGCAGGCCGATGGTGCCGGCGACGGTGCTTGCCGCATCGATCCAGATCGTCGAGGCGTAGCCCTCGCCGGCCGACTGCATCTGGAGCTGGACGCCGTTGACCACGTTGAACTGGACGCCCGTGAGGCCGAAGTTGAGATAGCCGGCGAGCTGGGCCGCCGGCATCTGCGCGCTCGCGGGAACGACCACGGTCTGGGGAGGCCCTTGGTTGACCTTCACGACAAGGGTGTCGTTGACCCCTGCCTTGATGTTGAACGGCCCGATGCCGGTTCCGATGACCTGCACGGGGTTCGCAACGCCGTAGGACGGAATCTCGAGGAGCCCATTGAGGCGTACCACCACGGAGTCGGTCGACGCGATGGGCTTGATCGGCCGGATGATCTGGCTCGTCGAGTCGAGATACAGGGTCTCGTCGAGCACGATGTGTGGGCAGATCTGGTCGATCTCGCGGTCGAAACTCATTTGCCGCCTCCGCTTTGGACCTGATTGCCGCCTTGGGAGACGCCGCCATCGACGCGGACCGTGACCGGGGGTGCCTGACGATCGGGGCCAGGGTCCCACTGCGAGAAGGGCGCGTGCGTGAGTTTGCCGTGGATGTCGTTGTTCGTGTCGTTGTACGCCGCGCGGTACGTCGGGTCCGCGAGAAGCGTCGTGACTTGGTTCGTGAGGTTCGCGAGCGACCCGAGCGCCGTGGCGTCGTTCAGAACGTTCTTGAGGAGCGTGATCTCCGCCCCGAGCTGGTCCGAGTAGTCCATCGCCCGGCGGACTTTGCGTTCGATGTTCTCGCGCTTGTACTGGATGGCCTCCTGGGCTTGCTGGCGCATCTGCTGGACGAGCTGCGCCGTCAGGCCATCATTGAGGCCCGCCATCCCCAAGACGTCCCCCGAGGAGAGCTGCTGGGAGGGGACGACGCTATCGCCGGCCACGACGAACACGGGCTGGCTCATCGACCGGATCTGGAGGTCGAAAAGGGGGTCGCCTCCCAGAATCTCGTAGGCCGCCACGAGCTTCGCGATGTACGAGGTGGGCGGGCTAGCGTTGTAGCCGATGGGGTTGCCGCCAGAGTCGTAGGAGAACGTGAGCGTCCCGATCCGCGATTGTTCGGCGATGAGGTGGGCGAGGCGACCCGGTATGTCCACCCCTTGGTTCGTGAGGAAACTATCGAGCCTCGCGAACTGGTGGTTGTTGAAGGTGCCGAGGAAATCGTATGCCACGTCCGAACCTCAATGTAGGAGCCGCATTAGAAGAGCAGCGCAAAAGCCGACGCGATGGCGCTCACGTCAGGGCCGAGATACGCAAGGCAAATGCCGGCCGTGTAGCCGGAAGGGCCGCTCGGCGGGATGGTGCCCCCGGCCTGGTCAATCGTGGACATCCACGCCGTCACGTCCCCGTTGATGGACGGAACGGGGAGGAGGTAGAAGCCGACCTCCAGGTTGAGCAGGAAGTTCAGGATGGAGACGAGGTACTCGATGAACTGTTCGAGCGCGTTGATCTTGCGCTCGAGCATGTTGATGAAATTGATGATCTCTTGGAGGACGCCCTGGAAGGCGTCGACGAGCGCCTGGATCTTGGCGATGAGGTCGTAGAGGATCTGACCCGACCACGGGATGATGTCGAGCAGCGAGACCGAGATCCAATCGGGCGGAGTCCCCTGGTAGTTGAGGCTCCGCAGAAACTCGACGGCCGCCGCAACATTCTTGCGGGTCACAGCATCATTGAACGCCTTGGCGTAGGCCGCGGCCGTGCCGAAGCTCACCGTCGTGTTGTTGACCCCTGCGTCTTCAAGTGCCTGCTGAATCTGAGCGTTTTGGTTGGGTGACGTCTCGACGGGGGTTGCCGTCGTCATGTACGTCACGAGCTGTTCGAGGTTCGTCGGCGTGCCCTGCGGCCACGAAATGCTCACGGAGCCCGCGGGCAGCGGTCCCTTCATCAGCTCGCGGAACGCGGCGAGCACTGGGCCGCCTTGTTCCATGAGAATGCTCGCGAAACGGATGGCGAGCCGCGTGGACTGGAAACGCACCGGGAGCGTTTGCCACGGCTGCTCGGGCACCTCTCCGGTCACGGGGTCGGGCTGGTAGTCCTGATACGCGAGAGCCGCAGGCGGGGAGACGAAGATGTTGCCCGCCACGCCGCCCGCCATGTCCGTCATCGTCCCTTCGCCGATGTTCGCCACGGTGAGAGGGGAGATCGGATTGCCCGACGAGTCGAACTGGGGGTAGTAGACAGGGTTGCCACGGTTGTCGAGAACGGGCTTGCCGCCGCTGATCTCGGGAGTGCCCGGCGGAAGCGGGACGTGGAAGTTGAGGGAGAAACCGGCCTGGAAGATGGCCGTGAGGTCCCCGATCACATCGAACGTGGGGTTCGTCGTGATGCGCGCCTTGATCATCGCGCTCGGCTTGCCCATCGAGATTTGGGTCGAGCCGACTTGGGGCCACGGGAGATAGAGCTGGCCGCTGCCGTCGCCCATGCGCTGGGTGAGCGTGTTGTCCCAGTTCAGGTTGACGAAGGGGTCCTGGTACGGGAACGTCGCCAGATCCCCGAAGAACGCGCGGACACGGATGTAGAGGTTCGTGTCGAGCGGCACGTCCTCGATGACGAACCTCACGGTTCCGAGCTGCGCCTGTAGGAACGCGGAGAACCCGTCGACCACAGCGTAGTAGTTGAACTTGATGATCGGGTCGCCGTACTCGTCCGTCACCGCGGCGAGGCCGTTGAACGTGTTCCCGAGGTTGCGCGGGTCCGTGAACGGCGTCGAGTAGTTCATCACGAGCCGGCCGACTTGGTTCGGGTCGTGAAGCGCGCTCGCGTCGAACTGCCCCGTCACCGGGTCCGACGTGATCTCGATGGGGACCGTGGGCGGGCTCGTAGCGATCTCGATGAGCCAGTTCGGGACGCGGAAGTTCTGGACGATCTGCGAGGCCGTCCCCGCGAACCCGACGTCACCCGTAGGAACGGTGCCGGGGAGCTTCCATTCGACCGCAAGCGACGTGGACTGCGTGGAAAGCAGGTTCGTGATCGAGAGTACCGGATCGCCCTGCGGCGTGAGCGGCACCGCCTTGAGGTGGGCGGGAGGCGGGTACTGGGGTGAGATGAAACGCTTGGGGTTCTTGAAGAACGCGAGGACGCTCTTGACGAGCTGGATGAGCGCAAGGGGGCCATCCGCGTCGAGGACGAAGAGGAAGAACCCGCCCTGGAGGAGATTGGGGACCGGCTGCGGACGGTTCGAGTCGCGCTGGTCGAGGAGCGAACCCTTCCACCGAGTCTTGAACGCCTGGAAGCCGCCCGAGAGCGTCTTGAAGTTCGGGTCTCGGAACGGATCGGGCAGGTCGTAGTAGGCGTAGACGCCCGTCTGCTGAAGCGCTTTGAAGAGGTCGAGGATGAGCGCGATGAGCGCTTCGAGCAGGGCGATGAGCGGGTTGCCGAAGAAGATGAGGAACTGCTTGATCGTCTCGAGGATGGCCTTGGCGATCTCCAAGAACACGAGGAGCGTTTCGAGGACGTTCCTCACCCCTTTGAGCAGGTCCTGCCCAGGGATCTGAATCTGGAATGACTCCCAGGAGGCGCTCTGCGTCATGGATCAGCCGCCGTACTGGAGCTTCTCGATCTTGCGTCGGAGCTGCGCGATCTCCGCCTTCGAGGCGTCGATCGTGAGGTTCACGATGTTCCTCATGCGCTCGACGACCTTCATGTTCGTCCGGTACTCCCACTGGGGAGCCGGGTTCTCCGGCGTCTTCGCCTCTTCGCCCGTGGGCTTGTCATCTTCCATCTTCATCCTCCTTGCACTGCCTGGAGCATCAGCACTGCCTGGAGCATCAGTAGTTGCCCAGGAAGTGCCGCTTGAGCTTGGAGTCGATTCGCCTTCGCGAGCACCTGCATCGCGAGGAACCCGGTCTGCGCGTTAAGCCGCCCGTTGATCCACGAGTAGCGCTTGTCGTAGAGCTTCTCCGTCCCCGAGAGAGCGTTCTCAATCGTGGCGATAGGTCCAGCGCTCGGGTCCGTGAGGTACGTGATGCGGGCGTTGACCTGAGCGAGCCGGTTCGAGAGGTCCGTGCCCTGGAGAGCGTTGGCCTTCGCGGAAGCGTCTCCGTCGACGGCCACAGTAGTCGCCAAGAGGGCGGCCCACGCCGTCGTCTCCGTGTTGAAGGTCGTGTTGGCCGTGAGGATGCCGTAGAGCGCCGCGAGCGTCGTGTACGACACACTGAAGGCCGAGACGATCGTGTAGCTCATGCTCGCCTGCGACGCCGGCCACGTCTGCTGGATCGTGAGGTGGTGGGCGTCCACGATGCTCGCGATCTGGTAGATGCCCGTGTTTGCGCCCGACTGAACCCACACGAAATCGCTCGTCGTCACCCCCGACGTCTGGAAGTCGTGGCCCGTATCCGTGAGTGTGCTCTGGCCGCTCGTCACGCTGCCCGTGAAGCTCGTGATGATCGGCAGGCTGAAGACCTCGTTGAAGAACGCTTGGATCGCGGCGTTCTCGTTGCCGCCCGACGCAAGCTCCGTGGCGGCGTCCGCCTCGAGCTGCGCGATGAGGTACCCCGTGTACGTGTTGAGCGGGTTGTCGATGTTGTAGGCGTAGGAGCCGTTGAGCGGCAGCGCCGAGTCGAGCATGAGGTGCGTACCGTCCGTGACCGAGGCCACTTGGCGGCGGACGTAGGCGTTCGAGCCCACGGCGGTCTGGACGACGACCGTGAGGCCCACCATGGCTTGCGTGAACGGCGTATTGGGGGTCGTGTCGTGCAAGGTCGTGCCCGAGAACGTCACGTTGCCCGTCACCGTGGAGTGACAAACCGTGTTCTTGACCGCAGCCTGGAAGGTGAAATTCGAGTCGAGGGTGGCGAACGGCTCGTTGACGATGAGAGTGCTCGCACCCGCACTCGTGATGTGTCGCCACGAAGAGTTGGCATTCGCTCCGGTCAGGATGCGCACAAGGTCGAACTGAGCGGGGAACGGCGCGGGGAACGTGCCCGCGTTGAGCTGGATCGTGTTGAGCGCCGTGAGACTCCCCGTCCCGACGAACGGGGTCGTCACGAGCGGCGGAAGAGTCGTCGAGAGGATGGTCTTCTCGTCTTGGAGCGCGCCACCGCCCGCGGGTGTTGTCTCACCCGTGAAGAGGGGGCCGACCATCGGGACCGCCTGGTCGCCGTCGTCGTTGAGCTGCTTGCCGTCGAGCGCCGGGAACCTGTACGGGGCCGTGTTGGTGACGGCGACGCCCGCCCCGTTGACCTGGAAGATGTCGCCCGACGTCGTGCCGAGAGGCGGCGGGTAGATGAGCAGGAACTTCGGGATGATCGCCGTGGGGAGCGTGCCGTCGAACGGGAACTTGCGGTTCTTGTAGAGGATCTCCCCGGTCGACAGGTTGCAGTCCACGTCCTTGCCGAACTGGTAGACCATGTTGTAGCCGCCCGAGCCGGGCGGGTCTGACCCGTTCGAGAGCATCGAGTTGGCATCTTGCGGAGAGACCGTGATGGTCGCACCGGCAGGGATGACGCCGCCGTAGGGGTTGCCGCTGAGGACCACGGTGTCCGGCGGCCCTGGGGTGACGCTCGACACGGTGATGTTGGCCGAAGCTGGGATGTACGAGTTGCCGAGGGTCTCGTTGTGCGTCGGGTCCTCGACGACGACCTTCATCGGGGCGTTGTTGCCGCTCGTGGGGAACGCCGGACGTTGCAGCTCGTCGTTAGTGCCGGTCGCGTTGTCCACGAGAAAGGTCGCGCTCCCAGGCTGGACGTTGAACTGGATTTGCGCTCGAGGTGCGCGACGCGCGACGGTGCTCGGGAGCGATGTCAGGTTCTTCCAGTTGAACTGCGCGATCGGGTCGCCGTCCTTGGCCGGACTGTTGATCGTGTCGTTGGCCGGCGAGGTCGAGAAGATGTTGCGCCGATTCTTGAAAAACCGGCTGTACGCGCCCTGCTGGTAGATCGGCTGGTACATGCCGTTCGGAAGCGGGAACGGTGACACGAACACGATGTCGTCGATCTGGTTCTGGATGACCGAGATCGGGACCGGGAACGAGCCGACCACGCGGTCCACCACGCCGTCGAACTGGAACCGCCCATCCGAGTCGCCAACGACCCGCCCATCCATGGCCTGGAGCGCGTCTTCGAGGTCGTTGATGATGTCGTTGAAGAACTTGAGGTTGAGACGCGCGACGTAGTCCTCGTTGGCGTCGTGGCCTTCGTCGAAGTAGAGGCTCGGGCGCCCTTGCGTGTAGAGCGGGCCTCCGCCCGAGTTACTCGTGACAGGACCCGCGGTCGGAATGCTCGACTGCGCCTGCGACTGGATGGCCTGCGCGACTTCGCCGGTGAAGTTCGTGAGGGTCTCGACGCGGAAGAAGAACGTGTCCGGCGAGAACAGCGAGTAGTTCGCCTGGAGGACTTGGTTGAGGAGCCCATTGGTCTCACTCGGCACGGTGAGGGCCGTGTACGAGGCTTTGAGGTTGAGACCCGCTGGCTGGATGACGTGCCCCGTGTAGAAGATGGAAATCTCCTCGTTCGGGGTGAGCGGAGGCGCGAACGTCACGACGCCCGACGAGTCGAGCGTGTAGTCCACCTGATTGATGAGAAGCGTGCCGATCTGTCCCTCGACGCGGCGGAAGACCTTGAACCCCTGCTGGGGCACGGGGTTGAGGGACGTCTGAACCTGCTTCGCGCCGTCTTGGAGGATGGGTCGGACCGAGTACTGGAGCGTCGGACCACCGGGGCCATACGTGTACTGCTGGCGCGTGTTCGAGTTGAGCGTGAGGACCGTGCTGCCGTTCGGATCGAGTGCCGCCTGCGTGACCGCGTAGAAATGCTGGTAGGTCGCGTTGTCTGTGAAGAGGATGACCGTATTCGTCTTGTACGAAGATGTCCGGTCGCCCGCGATCGTGACCGTGTTCATCCCCCGAGGCACCGTCGTGTACGGCGAAAGTTCGATCGGGAAGTAGCTCGGGAAGAACAGCGACGAGGTGAGGCGCGTTGGACCGCTCGTCACGTAGAGCGTCGGGTTGTTCGGGTAGTTGTCGAGGAAGCTGTCCCCGAGGCCGAGCGTGACCGTCGTCGAGTTCGCCACCGGGTCGTAGCTCGACGACCCGATCATGTGGATCTCGTAGTTCTGGACGTTGAGGAGAAACCCGGCCGGGAACGCCTCCGTCTGGTTGCCGAGCACGACGAAGCTCGACGAGCCCTCCGTCAGCATGACCTGCGCGGTGGACATCGGCGGCTGCAAGACCGTGATGGTCTGCTCGCCGCCCATCGCGTTGTAGATGTAGTAGTCGATGTAGACGTTCTCACTCGGCTGAATCGGGATGCCGCTCGGAAGCGCGGTCTGCTTCTGGGGGTCCGGCAGGAACGTGATGGTCGAGTTGGCCGCGTTCACCGAACACTGGGCCGGTATGCGCTGGGGACGCCCGCCACGCCACACGCGCGGAGCGGGGTTGGTCGCGACCGACTTGCCGAGCGGGTTGAACGTGAGTGTGGAAGTCGGCGTCGGATGCGGCTGGGTCAGCTCTTTGCGGACGATGAACGTCGCCCGCTCGACCAGCGGGACGTAGTTCTTCGTCGTCGGGTCCGTACCGAGATACGTGATGAGGGCCTCCTCGTTCTGGAGCATCCTCGTCACGAACGTGATCGTCCCCGTGAGCGGATTGATGTTGTAGTCCGTCACGTTCTTGCAGAGGCGGACCGCGTAGACAGTGACTCCGCTCGTCACGTCGCTCGGGTTGAAGTTCAGGTTCCCCGTCGAAGCCGAGACCTGGACCGTGCCCGCGGGAGGGGTCGAGAACGCGCCGTCGTTGGCGACGACTGTGGCAGGCACGTAGGTCGTCTGGCCGAAACGGAAACGGACGACGTTCGCGTACTGGATGGGGATGTTGAGCCGTCGAGAAACGGTGAACGACGCGCCGGCCGTGAAGTTCGTGAACGGCGTGGTCGCCACCACGGTCAGCGTGAACTGCTGGACCTGCTGGACGCGCCGGAAGCTCCCGCTATCGGGGCCGCTCGTCAGCTCGATCGTGTCGCCAGGCCGGACGCCGGCCGCGATGAAGTCCGTCGTGGACGTGACCGTGGTCGTGTTGAAGGCCGTGGCCGTGCCCGAGACGATGTTCGCCGCGTTGGCGATGGTGCCGACCGAGAAGATGCGCTCGACCTTCGTGTTCGGGTCGACGAGTTCGAGCTGCTCGAAGTAGCGGTCCGCCAAGACTTCTTTGCCACGCAGGACCGTGTACCCGACCGGGCTCGCCGTGGGGGCCGCAACATCCGTCGAGATCGTCGAGGAGTTCGGAACGGCCGCGACCGTGTAGACGCCCGCGTCACCGGGCGAAGGCGCGTCCCATGCGTTGCCAGTGGACACGACGAGATAGTCCCCCGGCTGGACGGAACCGAAAGGAGCCGAAGGATCAGTCAGCGTGTTGCCCGAGAACGCGCCCGAGTCTCCCACCGCCTCTTGGAGGCCGATGGTGTCGATGAACGTGACCTGCCCGCTCGTTCCATCGAAGAGGATATCGGTGCCGGGGTTGAGCGTGACGTAGTTGTTCGTGTTCGGCCCGGTCTCGAGGGCAAACGTCAGAGCGCTCGATTGAACGAGAGGATCGGGCAGCATGATCGCGCCCGAGGGCTTGAGTAGCGGCACGAGGACGTTGTTCTTGCGGAACGCCCACTGGAAGAGCCGCTGGTCGTAGTTGATGACGTAGCCGTAGGTCGGCCCGTTGCCGGGAGGAAGCGGGACCGATCCGTCGAGGATCGGCAGGACACCCGGCGTGAACGTGCCCGTGCCCTGGGACACGAAAATCTGGAGGGACCCGTCGTCCCGAGGGGTGGACGGGAGGAACACCTGCGGCGAGCCCCCGATGGGGTTCGCATACGTCGCATTCGTGACGTTGTAGAGGGCCGAGACGTCCTTGGTCCCGCCTTGGGAGATGGGCGTCCCGCTGAGGTTGATCGGCGTTCGGAACAGCCGAAGGGAGATCCCGCGTTCGATGGGAAGGTCGCCCGAGATGTACGTCACGGGGTCCGAGCCATACGTCTGCTGGTCGGGGACCGAGAACTGGACGAGGAGATTCCCTCCCGAGGGTTGGAGCTGGACGGTGCCAGGCTGCCCGAACCCGAAGCTCGTCACGTACTCGAAGTTCGGAAACTCCGGCTCGTTCGTGACCGTCTCCAGGCGGAAGATGAAGTCCCCGCCTTCGATGGGGGCTGGCGAGATAGTGCCCGGCGAGGCAACGGTCCCGAGGGCCTGCCGCGGGAGCTGGACGCCGTAGGCCATGAGCACGCCGTCGTAGTAGACGGGCTTGCCCGTGGCCGCGTCGGCGGTGCTGAGCTGCACGAGCCCAGTGCCGATCTCCCAGTTGAACGTGCCCGTGGGCGGCGGCGCTCCGATACTCGGGACGGCGTTCGGGGTAAGCCATGCGCCGTAGCCGAGACGCAGGAGCGGGAACTGGCTCGCATCCGGCAGCGGATTGAGGATGAGGCCCGCGTCCGTCGAGAGACCGATGCGACCCGAGGACTGCTGGAAGGTGAAGAATGCCTGCTGCTGGAACCGGACCGCCTCCGTGTTGTAGGTCACGAGGTCGGAGGGGTTCCATGCGATGTCACCGGCCTTGTTGCCGGACATGTCATCGTTGAGGAGAATCCACACCTGGCCGGGCGACGGATTGCCGGAGAAGGACTCGACGAGCGTGGCCGGGAACGTGATGCCGGCGCCCGACGCTCCCACGGAGACGCGGAAGGGGGCCGGCGCCGAGGGAGCGTTCACCGCCTGGGGGACCACGCTCACATTGAGGCGGCTTCCTGGCGTGTTGATGGACGGGCCGATCTGCCCGAGGGTCGCGACGGGAGCGCCGGGAAGTGTCTTGAACCGCTGGTCGGGGCCGCTGTAGTCGAACCGCTGGACGACCTCGTTCTTGGTCCACCCGAACTTGGCGTCGGGCAGGAGCCCGTCGCTCATCACGAGGACCATGTACTCGACCCGCGGGTTCGGCTCCGATCCTTGCGGGAAGTAGATCGCGAACGTCGCCGGGTCACTCTCGACGTCGTTCGGCGTCAGCGTGTAGGCCGAATTCGACTGCCCTACGCGCGGCGGTTCCAAAACATAGCCAAGAATGTTGAAAGCCATCAGGCGCCCTCCTTGTACGGCTGGATACCCAGTCGCTCACGGAGAGTCCTATCAACCCCAAATTGTCTTGCGAGATGCCGGTCAGAATGCCGGCCGAGCAACGGCAAGGCTTTCTCTCGAAAAATATCCGCGCGACGCCGCCTCTCGACTCCCCGAGCGCGCTGTTTCTTGCGCCACTCGGCGTCCTCGAGGCGGCCTGTCGGCCGGCGAGCTGTGGTGCGTTTACGATGGCAGCATGCGCATAGGAGGTCGCACTTCGCGGCTTCCATCTGCATTTTTTCCCACGTCCACAAATACGAGACCGCCGCCGTCTTGGCTCCCGTGTGGTCGAACTCCATCGCTGCTGGCGCAAACACCCGAGAGCCATCCATGCACGGCTTCGACTTGAGGGTGTTGAGCTTTCCCATCAGCCACTGACGATGTGGGTTTTGGGACCGGCCCTTCCTCGATTCCGTCCGCACACGATGGCAGTTCGCGCAAACGAGATCGCATTTAGCGACCTCCGCCAGAATGGTCGCGACGCTGAACCGGCCCATCTGGCTCACGGGCTTTTTCTTGATCCCGCGAACGTGATCGAAATCCATGCAGAAGGGCGGGTAAGTTTCGCCGCAATCGGCGCAAACGCGACCGACTTTCAGGCCGTTTATGAACGCACGGCCCGCATCTTCTGCACGACGATTGTAGTTTCGCTCGGTCTCCGTTTGCATCTGGATCTCATGTGATTTTGCCGGTGCCCACTCCGGCGGAGGCGACGATTGACGGTGGGCCGACGATGGGAGTGGGGAGGACGAATTCGGTGAAGGTAAGGTCGAGGGCCATCCCGATCGCCGTGGCCTGTTTGACTGCGCCAGGGCCGGTCATTCCAGCACTCGCAAAGCCCGAGATCATAGACGGAATCGCAGTCCCGGTGATCTTGATGACCCCCGCGCCCACGCCCACGCTCGGGTGCGTCGTGACGACGAGGCCCTCCGCGAGGCCGAGGGAGAGCCCGTTGGACAGGCCCACACACTCGAGCGGGGCCATCGGGCCGAGCATCGCCTGGGCGGCGAAAGCCGTCGTCAGATTCCCGAGGATGAGCGGCGACGGCACGACGAGGGGCACGGCTCCGGCCCCTACCCCGAGCGTCCCGGTGTCCACGGTCGTGACCACAGCCCCCGAATTCGCCCACAGAACGACCCCCATGGCGACGCCCTGGGCGAGCTGCGGCATCCCCGGCCCCACGATGGTCGCGGCCGTCAGGGCAGGGATGAGGGCGCCGACGAGGCCTGGGGGCGTCAGGGGCATGCTCAGAGGCTCCGGTTGACGGCACACCCCATGAGCGGGAGGCCCGTGATCCAATCGAGTGACGGGGCGCCAGGCGGCATCATGGGCGTTCCTCGAGCGATCCCGAGCACCGCCGCCGGACCGCCGAGAAGGCTCTGGGGCGCCACGAGGGACACCGCCACGCCCGATGTCACCGTCGCGGCCAAGCCCGCCGTGATGCTCACCGCCGCCCCCGCCGTGGCCGAGTAGGCACCACCCGCCGTCTGGGAGATGGCGCCTCCAGCCGTGGTCGAAGCAGCCCCGCCCGCCGCCAAGGAGTACGCCGCACCTACGTTGTCCGACATGGCGCCACCCGCCACGTTCGTGACCTGGGCGCCCGCGAGGACGTTGCGGATGTACCCGCCCGCGAGGATGGTCTGGATTTTCCCGCCCGCCGCGATGTTCTCGAGCACGACGAGGGCGTAGTTCATCTGGGTCTTGCCCGAAATCATGTGGTTGTACTCCGCCGCGTTGAGGGAGTAGCCGTAGATCCCGTTGATGAGGACGCGCGTGCCCTGCTGGGTGATCTGCCCGTCCACGATGGTGTGGTGCGAGCCGTTGACGGTCGTCACCGTGTCGCCCGTGATGGCCCTTCGGTGGTTGCCTCGGATGTTCTCAGAGAGCGCGTTGTTGTCGTTGTCGTTCCCGCCGAGGTAAGTCGCGTTGACCGAGCAGTGGTAGACGGGCGTGAACCCCTTGCCGCGTGCGTCGGGTCCGAATTCGACGTGGACCGAGCCCTCGCAGAAGAGGTGAACGCTCTCGCCGGAGAGAGCTTCTTTGCCGATGTACGCCTTGAGGCCGCCTCCGAGGCTCGCTTCGAGGCTGACGTTCTTGGTCCCGTCGTAGGTGTCCTCGACGGTCGAACCGGGGATGTTGACGAAGGTCTTGCCCTGCTTCGAGACGCAGATCGCAAACGGGTCGTCCTCGGCGTTGCCCGAAGGCGGGTTGATGCGAAAGAGGTACGCGCCAGCTTGGTTGTTGACTTCGAGGTCGCTCGTGCCAACCGTGCGAGTCGCCTCCAGCATCTTGAAGCGGCCCGGCTGCGACGACTGCCAGTTGTCAAAGAGGGACGGCTTGAGGACCCGCCCATAGAGGTTCATCCCGTCGTCGGTGTTCGGGTCGTTGCCGACGACCGTCCCGAGAACGTGCTCGATGTAAAGGCGCGGATGGTAGGTATCGACGTTGAAGCCGTCGATCTCGTCGAGGACGTCCTGCACCGCGTCGGTCGTGTGTTTCAGCTCGACCCGATGCTCGGTGAAGATGTCCGCCGGCGACTTCTGGCTCTCGAAGTTCGCGTTCGGGATGGTGGCGGCGAAGAAGACCTTGCGCCCGTTCGAGTACGTGACCGGCGGGAACTCCGCCGTGTTGTTGAAGAAGGCGTTCACGACGCCGCTCTTGTTGCAGTACTTCGTCGGGTCGCCCGTGTTACCGGGTCCGAGCCCTTCAAGGACGCTCTGGCCGAAGTAGTGCTCTTGGATCTGCGGCGAGATGGAGTTGGGCTTGGCCGGGTTGTCCCCGCCCGGTGCCTCGACGAGAGGCTTGGTCGGGTCGTTGTTCTGGAAGATGTCGTAGGGCAGGTAGAAGGCCCCGCGACGCGCAGGGCCGTACTGGACCTTCACGCCCGATGACGAGTGGAGCGTGTTGATCGACTGCGTGATGAGGGTCCGCTCGGAATCGCGCAGCTCGATGAGGTCGCCCGCGCGGTTGAGCATGACGATGCTGCGGTTAAGCACCAGCTCCGAGCCGTCCGCGGACATGCCACCGACGTCGCCGGGGCGGAGCTTGAGGCGCTTGACCCGGTAGGTCGGGCTGAAGAGCTGCTTGTAGAGGTCCGCCTCGTCCGAACTGACCGTGGCAGGGTCGTCGGGGGCGATCGGGTGGAAGTTGAGCCCACCGCGCGAGGCGACGGGCAGGTAGCCGACGATCATCGGCTCGCGGACGATGCCCTTGCCGTGCTTCGGCCGGTATGCGAGGACGACGACGCTGTTGACCTCGGGGACGCCACCCCAGAACGAGCGAGGTCCCGACATGGCCTGCGTGAGGTCCAGCTCGAAAGCGTCTGCGCCACCCGTGATGACACGGATGTCGGCCTTCATGTGAAGCTCGTCGACGCGCGTGATGACGCCGATGCGCAGAGCGCCGGGCGGAGCGTCTTGGAACTCTTTGCCTCCCCATGTACCGGGGGCGTGTCTCGGGGTCTCGGGGAACTTGTTCGCCATGCTATTTATGCGCTCCCGCGAACTTTTTGTTTACCAATGATTTCAGTGAGTTCCACGCTGTTCACCAGAGAACGGCTAAGTTGACACTTGACGCCAAGGTTGGCCCCTCGCATCATGTACCTCATGGTGGCTCCCAAGAAACGGCAGCGCGTCGAGGGGATCAAAATCCACTTCGATCCGCCGTTGCTCGCATGGCTGCGACTCGAAGCAAAGCGACTCGACGTATCGATCTCCGAGGTCCTGCGGCGGCTCGTCCGCAAGGAGATGGGCGCGTGATCCTCGGCCAGCGCATCCGGCTCGATCCGAACAACGTTCAAGCAACGTTCTGCGGCCGGTGGTAAGCCGAACTGGCGGGCGCTCAACGCCGAGCTGAATGTTCGCAAGGCCACGGACCTCACCTGGATGAAGGAGATCCCCTGGGCGGTCTCGAACAATGCTCTCCAAGATCTCGACAACGCCTTCTCTCACTTTTTCCGGCGGGTGAAGCTCGGACAGAAGCCAGGCTATCCAAGGTTCAAGTCGAAGAAGCGAAGCACTCCGTCCTTCGCCATCGAAGCCAGAGCCCTCCGCTTCGATGGGCGCCGCATCAAGCTCCCCAAGCTCGGCTGGGTTCGCACCCGGCAGGAGCTTCGTTTTCCGGGCAAGATTCTCTCGGCACGATTCACGAAGCGCGCCGGTCACTGGTACGTCTCGATCATGGTCGAGATCGATGAGTCCCGCTGGTCGTATCCCCACCGTTGCGAAACTCAAGCAGCGGTGGGGATCGATCGTGGAGTCGTCGATCTCGCCGTGCTCTCCAGTGGAGAGAAGATCGAAGCGCCCCGCGTCCTGCGGCAGTACGAGGACAAGCTGCGACAGCTCAACAAGGAGCTGTCGCGGCGCACCAAAGGAGGTCAGAACTGGCAGAAGACCAAGGCGAAGCTCGGTCGCTTGCACGAGCGGATCGCCAACATCCGGCGCGACGTGACACACAAGCTCACTACGAGCATCGTGCGTCGCTTCCGATGGATCGGCATCGAGGACCTCTGCGTCAAGGGCATGGCGCGCACCCGGCTCGCCAAGTCGATCATGGATGCCGCGATGGCCGAGGTTGGACGCCAGCTCAACTACAAGGCGCCGCTCGCCGGAAGCACCATCGTGCGGGCCGACCGCTTCTACCCGTCGTCGAAGACCTGCTCGGTTTGCGGCGTCGTCTACGCTGACCTCGTGCTCGGCGAGCGACGCTGGACGTGCGACACCTGCGGCGCCGATCACGACCGCGACGTGAATGCCGCGAAGAACCTGGAAGCTCTGGCCGCCGCCCTGGCGGTGACAGCCTGTCGTCAAGGGAGCGCTGGTCCCGATCTTCGGGTCGGAACGAAACTCCCTCTTGGGCAGGAATCGAGCAGCGCTGTTAACTCCGGTTAGCATCGTTCAAGTCTCGAATGGGATCGCTTACCCTGCGTTGCCGCCCGCGTTCGGCGTCTGGGTGCCTTGCGCCTGCTTCGCGCGGAGTTGCTGAAGCTGCAAGCTCTCCGACGCGATCTTCTGCTGGAGCTTCGTGATCTGTTGCTGGAGGGATGCCACTTGCTGTGGCGTGAGGCTCGCTTGCGTCCGCGTGAGCTGCGCCTGGAGCTGGGCGAGGTCGTTCTGGTCGCTCGAGAGCTGGGTCGAAAGGGCCGCGATCTGCGTGTTGGCCTGGAGGTTCTGCCCGAAACTGTTCCATGCCTGGCTGATGTTCGCCGCTGACGTCTCGGCTTGCTGGGCGATGGCGTTTGGATCGCCCGTGGCGAAGCGGCTCGTCGGACTGAACGGCGGCGGGAAATTGCCGAGCGCGGAGTTCGGCCCGACTTGGAGCGTGCCGTTGGAGCCCGGTTGGGGCGCCTGGTACGAGCCACCTCGAAGCTCCGCCTCGTACTGCTGGTGAGGCGTGTCGAGCGCCATGTAGAGGTTGAAGAGGAAGTCGTCGATGATGGTCGTGACCTGATCGGGCGAGAGCGAAGCGAGGCTCGGAGATACGCTCGAGCCCGCCTTAGCCGAGGACGCCTGGAGCGCCTGGTACTGCGAGTTGAGCGAGTCGAACTGGGCTTGATCGGCGGCGAGCGCTTGTTGGGCCTGTTGGATGAGCGCCTGGTCCCCCGACTGCTGCGCCGCCTGGAGCTGGACCTGGTCGAGTTGGACCTTCTGCTGAGCGGCCGAAATCTGATTCAGCAAGTCGAGCGCTTGCTGCTGCGCTTGGGATGGTTGCGATGTCCCGCCCGCGATTTGAGGACTCCCCACGGCCGCGAAGGCGTTGGGGTTGTAGAGGGACGTGGGGTCTTCCACCGTGCCGGCGATGGTCGGGAGCAGTTTGTAGCCCGTCGAGATGAACGCCAGGTCGCTTCGGCCCAGGAGGCACGAGCACTGGGGCTGACCCGAACTCGTGCCGTCTTGCGACCCAAGCTGGTCGACAACGGTCATCTCCGCGAGCGTGAGGCCCGCAGCCAGCTCGGACGCCTCGACGCTAGGATAGACCCCCCTCTGTTGGGGGGAGCCGAGGACGGGCAGGTTCGCGAAGTTCGTCTGCGTGTTGCCGTAGCTTGCCTGCCCTAGCCCCGAGGTCCCATCGACGCTGGGCGTCGTGAAACCCGACGTGCGCAGGTCGTCCGGTTGGAGCTGGGCGAGAGCGTTCACGGGGTTAGGGTAGCTGTACGTGAGCGACGTGAGGCCCTGGGACTGCGCCGTGAGGGACGCGAAGAGATCCCCACTCAGGGCGACCTGGATGCTCACGTTCGCCGCCTGATAGTTGTCCTGGCCTCCGACTTGGATGAGCTGCCCATCGCTCAGGCTCAGTCCACGCCCGTATCGGTAGTGTCCGATGACCTCGAAGCCGCGCTCGTCGGACACGGGGCGGATCATCGTTGTGGCGTTTTTGACCTTCGGCGTCGTGTCCGTCGTGTTCGATGTTGCAGTGTTGAGCTTGCCCGCGGGTACGAGCACGAGTTCCCCGATGACGCCCTGGGTTTGCGATTGCGTAGCCGGACTGTTCGCTTTGCCGATGTCGTGCGCATAGACGAACGTGCCCGCGGACGTGAGGCCGAACCACGAACGGTTCGTGAGGTGCTTGTCCGTGATCTTCGAGTAGGCGTCCGCGGTCACCCGCGAGAGCTGCTGCTGGGCTGCCGTGGTTTGGTTCTCGATGACCTTCTGCCGCTGGGCTGCGTTCACACGCTTCGACGTGTTGCCTACGCCAGCGACGTCCTCCCAGTCTCCGATGCTCCCGGCGTAGGGCTGCAAATACGCCATGACCACGTTCGGGTAGCCGAGGATTCGACCGCTCTGGGGGTCACGGAGAATGAGCGGCTGGTACGGGTTGCTGTTCGGATTGGCGGCCGTGAGGTCCACGGGATAGGCGGGGACCTCAGCCGCATCCCCAGCCTTGAGGAGGAAGGTTCCTCCGTCCGAGAGCTGGGCCCCCGTGTACTGAATGCCCGCACCGGCAAGGTTCGCCTTGCCAGGGTTCGTCCCCGTGCCGGGCTTGGCGGCGCTCGGGTTGTAGTTCGTGAGGACGAGTGTCCCGATGCCCTGTGGCGCCTTGAACTTCTCGCGACGAGCGGTGAGCGTGAGTGTCGTGGTCGCCCGCCCGCCGAACGAGATGTTGTGCGAGATGCCCTGGATGTACCAAATCTGATCCTTGGGCGCGATGTAGATGGGGAACCCCATGCGCAGCTCGGGACGGAACGGGATAGTCACCGTGCCCCGGTGGCGGCGGGAGTTCATTTTGTCGAGCAGGTCGAGCCCGTAATAGAACATGTGCAGGGCGTTGTTGCCCATGAACTCCGAGTTCACCTGCTGCGGACGCCACCCGTACTTGCGGAGCAGGTGATAGTCCGTGACGTTCGTGAACGGAGTCATCTCCGCCGGCCAACCCCAGTCGGTGTTGCCGGAGTAGTTGCCCTGGATCGTGAGCTGAGTGACGACCTCGGCCTCGGAGTCGGAGAAATCCCACTCGATGATGTCGATGTCCTGAATCCACGACACCGGCTTGTTCGAGAGGATGTCGAGATTGTAGAAGGGCGGCTTGAACACGATGTCGCCCGTCGTGTCCATGTAGAACTCGTAGCCGATCGCCTCCTTGGCGGCGTTGGCAATCTCCAGCTTGGTCTGGAACTCGCTCTGCCAGAAGTTCACGCCGAGGCTTGCGTTGTTGGTGCGGACCGATGTGACGCTCGGGTCGGTCGGGTCGTAGAGGAGTTGGGCGCCTTCATCGCCACCGTTCGCCATGCGGACGGTCTTGGACGCGAGTGTGCGCGCGTCGGCTCCGGCATTCTTGCTGTTGAACTGCTTCTCCTGAAGGACGTCGCCCCGCACCGCGACTCCCGAGGAGCCGTAGAGCATGAGGTTTCGCGAGACCGCTTGGAACCTCTGCGACCAGTACGCCATGATGTCGGAGAGGGCCGCCATGAAGACAGGGCGCTGGGGCGAGTCCGTGGTGAGGGTGACGAGCGACCCGCCTCCGATCACGATGTCGCCGTAGGCCTGCTGGGCGAGCGTCCAGATGATGTCGAAGGGGTTAGCCCCCGAGAACACGTTGCCGTTGAGCGTGATGCCGAACTTGCTCGGGACCGGCGACGTATACGCCGGGTTCACGTTCATCTTGCACAGCTCCCACCACTTGAGGATGTCGGAGCAGTGGATGGCGACCGAGTGTTCGCCCGAGGAGTACGAGTCGCTGACCTCGGTCACGAGACCCCAGAAGATGGGATAGTACTGCGGCAGCCCTTCGACGAGGTAGTACCCCTTGGCGTAGATGTTCACCTCCATCATCGGGGAGATGACCGGCACGTTGTCGAAGTAGAAATCGTCGATCGTGTGGCGCGGAACCGAGAGGCTGATGGAAGCCGAGCCGGGCACGCTATCGATCGAGAGATCGACCTGGATGCTCGTGATGTACTTGTTGATGTCGAACGAGCTGTTGCACGTGGGGCAGCCGACGACCTGGGTGCTGTTGTTGATGAGCACGATGGCGTCCGGCGCCGTGACCACCACTTGGCGGGCGTTCGGCTGGAAAGTGCCTTGGAACGGACTACGGGCCATCAGCCACCACCGAGCGTGGCCCCAAACTGCTCACGCTCGGCCTCCTGGGTTTGGGTCTCTTGAAGTTGTGACACCGGACCGCCGCCGCTTTGCCCGACGTTGGCGCCGTAGGAGATGGAGTTCAACGCCGTGGCCTCGGGGTCGCTCTGCGTGGGGGCCGTTCCCGCTTGCGGGGTGATGCCCTGTTTCGGCGTGGTGCTCACGGGCGGCTGGAAAGCGAGTTGCGGGTCCTGCTGAGTGTCGAGAACGAACCACGCACGCACCGTGAAGCTGAACGAGTATTCGAGAGCGTAGGGGGCCTCGTCGGACTCGGTGATGCTGAAGTTGTCGAACGAGCCGATGTAGAGGATGTGGTCGTAGTAGAGGTAGATCGAGCCGAGCGTCGCGAGGTTGACCTTCGTCACCTGCGGCGTGCTCGGATTGATGTAGTCCTGCGTCCAGATGCCCGCGTTGCTCTTGTAAAGGAGGTAGAGCGACAGGAAGTTCTGGTACGAGGTCGAGAAGTTGCGCGCCATGCGCGTGATGCCTGGTCCGGCCGAGGCGCTTCCAGCGTTGTCGAGGCCGGGCGGCGCGGAGTCGATGGCGTAGAACGCGGCGATCTTGCCGGAGCCTTCGATCTTGTCGAGGTTCTCGCCCCAGTGCTCGATGATGGGACCGTTGCGACCCCAGTTGCCGTCCGCCGTGATCTTCTCGAGGGAGTTCTTGAAGCTGCGCGGATTGACGAGGAGCCGCAGAGGCGGGGTCGCCGCCATCTGATTGATGCGGTTCGTGAGGTCCGTGATCTGGGCTTGCTGCTGCGCGAAAAACTGCTGCCCTAGATCCGACTGATTCAGATTCTGGTTGGCAACGGAGTCGTTCTGCTGTGCCGCGATCTGGGCGTTCGAGGAGCCGCCTTGGGTGTTCCACGAGTCCTCGTTGGGGACATCCGACTGCACGGACGTTTGCCCATTGCCCGGCGTGTCCGGCTTGCTGAACAGCACGCCCTCATCTTGGCGCCGAGCGAGGAGCGCCGGATTCACGGCGCCCGTCGTGTCGTGGACGTACTGCCCGAAGAGACCAACTGCCGCGTCGTAGTTGTTCGAGTTGAGCGCGTTTGCGATGGGACGGGGGACGCTCCCGAGGTTGTAGGCGAGTGATGTCAACGCATCGAATTGATTTTGGGTGAGCGGCGCCGACACCGACTGCTTGACCCGCTGCTGGTACTTGGCGGTGTCACTCAGCAGAAGCTGCTGGCCTTGGGCGCGGGTGATGGGCGGGTTGAACGACTCCCCAGGCTGGATCTGATGCCCGTAGCCGATGGAGAACGTCTTGTCCTGACCCGGCGGGTCCGCGTAGGGGTTCGGGCTGAACCCCTCGTGGTTCGCGATGAAAGTGAGGCCCTTCGGAGAGAGGCTCGTGGCCGTGCCGCCCGCGCCGGAGACGCCAGGATTGAGGCTCGCCAGGCCGCTGCCGGGTGGGGACGTGTTGCTGAGCGAAGCGACGCTCGCTTCGCGGGAAATGAGCCGGCCCGTAGGAAGCGGCGGGGCGATGAGTCCGACGACGAACGGTAGGGTGTTGAAATTGTCGGGCGGCTGAACGTCCGTGAGCGGCAGATACAGCGTGCTGTCGCTGTCATTGTTCGTGATGAGCGAGCTGTACCTCGTGAGCAGATCGTAGACGAGCGGCGGGTAGAAACCGGCCGTCTGCTGAATTTGCTCGTCGATGGAGGGGCTCGTGTTTGCCATGGCTCAGCGGGACGTAAGTGCGGCGGCCTGCGCCGCGAGGGCTTGGTTCGCTTGGTTCTGAGCGATCGTGTTGGCGGCGTTGGCCCCGGTGGCGCTCGCCGGACCCGCGTTGACCTGGATGTTCTGGACCTGGAACGGCGGGTACACCCCGACGAGGTTCGTCGAGGTGCCGAGTCCCGTGTTGCCGATGACGCCGGGGATCTGGAGGATGGTCTGCTCGACCTTGAAGTTCCACGAGATGCTGAACGTGAACGGCGAGCCGTCCGTCTCTTCGCTCTCGAACGACGAGAAGTACCCGAGGTACAGACCCTTGTCGTACATGAGCATGACGTTGCCCTTGAGCACGACGTTGCCGTAAGGGTCGTAGACGTCACCGTTGTTGCGATAGAGGTCGTGCAAGTCGCGGTAGCGGTCCCACGCGATGGTGGACTGCCGGAGCACAGAGGACGTGCCCGTGTAGAGGTTCATGAAGGCGCCGGTCGAGCCGTCCGCCGAAATCTCCGTCAGCTCGTCGCCCCAGTGCTGCTCGACGAACCCGCCCCGCGTCTGAATGACTTCCTTCTTCTTCGTCGCGCTCTCGTTGAAGTTGGCCGGGTTCACGTGCATCACGAGCGCGTGCGGCATGAGCGCCATCATCGCGTTCAAGGGGCTCGTGATCTGGAACGCCATCGGGATCGTTCCGCTTTTGACCGTCGCCGGATGCCGGTAGAACGGCGATGTGGTCGGCGCCGGGTTGGCCTGGAAGTCGTAGTTGGCGGACGGGATCGTCGGCATGGCTTACCGCTTCGTCCTGTTCCGCTCGTGGTTCGCGATCTGATTCTGAGCGCGGGCGTCGATGATGCGGGCCAGGTCGCCCTTCAACCGCAGCTCGACGACCTGGCCACCTGCGGCTGCGCCGACCGTAGCGCCGCCCGTTCGTGCAACAGGGGCGAGGCCCGCAACGGGGTTCTGCTGGTAGTACTGCGACGCGACCCGGCTGAAGCTCTTGAGGTCTCCCATCGTGGTGCCTTGCTCGTCAGCCGTCTGCGCCCACTTCGAGACGGCGTCCGCGTTCGTGAGCATGGCGTAATCGAAAAGGGCGTCGCTCGCGGCGTCGTACACGCCATCCGTGATGACCTTTTTGACGTTGTTCTCGAGGAACGGCCGGTCGATCTTGATCCCACGGAACCGGAGCGCCCGATAAATGTCATCGAGAGAGCCCCCATGCTCGTCGAGAGCGTCCTGGGTCTCTTCGTCCCGCTTCTCGGCATGCGTGTCGTGGACGTAGATGGAGTGCGGCGTGAGCATCTTCTGCGCGGCGATAGCCGTCTCAGGCGGATTGGCGTCTTCAATGGCCTTCTGCATCTTGTCTAGGCCACCCACCATCTGCGCGGCGATAACCGTCTCAGGCGGATTGGCGGCTTCAATGGCCTTCTGCATCTTGTCTAGGCCACCCACCATCGCCTGGAACGGGAACTGGTTCATCGCCTCCTTCATCGCGTCGCCGATGACGGCGGGGTCGATGCCGGCTTGAGACATCGCGTCCGTGACGTCCCCGGTGAACGCGGGGTTCTGCTTCAGCTCATCGAGCTTCTTCTGGACCTTGTCGAAATCCTGCTCACTCAGCTTGCCCTTGATGATCTTGAGGGCGTCATCCGAGCTGATGTTCTTGAGCGTCAGCTTCTTCATTTCGTTGAAATGCGCCTTCGCAAGGGCAAGCTCGGCCGAGAGCTGTGCCTTCTGATCGGCCGGCGTCTTGGGGTCGTCGAGCTTCTTCTGGAGGTTGGTCATCTTCTCGACCTGCTTGTCGATGGCCTGACCCATCTTGCCGAACGTGCCCTTTTGCAGCTCCTCGCGCATCTTGCACGTGTCGCCCTGAGCCTTGCCGAAGGCACTGATCAGTTCCGAGTTGCCGGACTTCTGAACCATGCGGCTCTCTTGGAGCTGTTCACGACGGCTCTTGGTGTTGTCACCCCCGACAACCTTGTCCACCAGGTCCAAGAGGGCGTCATACGTGTCGGACAGGATCTTGTAGAGCTGGTTCATCACGAAATCGACGAGGATGCCGATCTTGTCCTGCACGCTCGTCTGGAACTTAGAGGTCTCCTTCTGGAAATCGATTTCCGTTTTGCCGTCTTGGAGCAGGCGCTTCTGGTCGGCCGACATGGCGTCCCACACCTGCTTGGCCTTAAAGTCGCGTAGCTTCTTAGCCGCGGCGCCGGCAGTGCCGTCGATTTTGAGGGCCTTGAGAGCGTCCGTCTCGGAGTCAGTAAGCTCGATCCCCTTCTCGAGCTTGTGTGCCAGGTCCGCCTGCATCTGCTCGACGGCCATGTTGAGTTTCGCGAAGGCGTCTTGCTGCTCGTCCGAGACGCCCATGGCCTGCTCAGCACCAAGACGCTCGACCCCCTTCAGCTCCTCGAATTTCTTTCCGAACATCTTCATCGACTCGGACTGGAGCTGCTCCATCGTGTCAAACGGGTCGAGGTTTCCGATGGCGCTGGCCAGGTCCACGGGCGTGCCCGCAACGATCTTGCTCTGCTGGCGGGCGGCTTCGTAGATGGCCTTCTTCGTGTCGTCGGTCATGCCCTCGCCGTTGTCGGCGATCCACTTGGCGAGTTCCTTGTCCGACTTCTTCAGGACCTGCTTCAGGATCTGCGGGTCCAGCTCCTGTCCGGTCTCCGCCCCGATACGACCAGCGAGCCCTTCGAGCTTCTTATCGAAGCTCTTCATGTAATCGGCCGAACCGCGACCTCCCATGAGAACGTGCTTCGTGCGCTCCCCGAGGCCCTGATTCTTGAAAAATCCCGTGACGCCTTGAAGGAACTTCTGAGCATCGCGCGGGCTCATTGCCTTGCCCAGGCCGATCATCACCTTCGTGATGTCCTCCATGCGAAGGGTGAACAGCGTGAGGTCGCCGGAAAAACCTCGGATGATGTTGAAGAACTTGTTGGTCGCGATGCCCGCTTCTTCAGCACCACGGATCATGTACTGGAACGACGTCTCGACATCGACGAGGTTCATACCGAGATCGGTCATCATCTCGCCCTCGAGCTGACCGATCTCTTGGAGACTCACGCCGAATGCAAGGGAGTACGCGACGGACATCTGCGTGAGCTTGCTCCAATCGGAGGCGTAGCCCGCGGCACCTTTCGAGTCCTTGCCGACCTGCTTGAACGACTCGTCGAGCTTTTTCAGGCTGACGCCCTCGGCCGTGATGGCGTTGAGGACAGCCTGGTGGGTCTCCTTGTTGATGCCCCAGTCGAGATTGTCGAGACTCGTCGCCTGGTCACGAATCTTCGTGAGCGTGTCTTCGAGATCCTGCGCGCCTGCCCCGACCGACTTCAGATTCTTGTGGAGGAACTCGGAGCTGCCAGCGGTCGATAGGATGTTCTTGTTGAACTCCTTTGCGCCCGCTTCGGCGTCGATGAGAAGCTGAACGATGGACGCGATGGCGCCTGCGGCCATCGAGAGGATCGGCCCGAGCGTTTTGAGCGTGGTGCCGAGTTTGCCGATGATGTCCCCCATCTTGCCCATCGCCCCGCCGCCACCGCCGGCTGCGGACATCTTGGCCCCGAGCTTCCCGAGACCGCCACCCACCGCCCCGAATCCGCGACCCAGGATCTTGCCCGCGAGCTTCGCCATCGTGGGCACGTCTTTGGAGAGAACCGCCTTGAGCGGCGCCGAGATCAGGTCACCGATCTCCTCCCCGGCGTCGAGGGCCGCATCGGTGACCTCCTTGGGGTCGAACTCGAACTTCTCTTTGATCTCCTCGCTCCCCTCGTGGATCGACTCCTTCTGGTCGGAGATGTCGACGCGCTCATTGGCGAGCTTGCGCAGCTTGCCGCGGGCAGCGTCGATGGCCTTTGCGAGATTCTCCTTCTCCAGCGGCTCGGTCGCGCTCTTGATGGACTTCTGGAGATGGCGAAGCTCCGCACCCATCTCGCGCATGGCGTGCTTGTTGTTCACCATCGACTTGTTGAGCTTGTCGAGACCTTTGCCCTCCTTTTTGAGCTGGTCCATGTAGAGCTTGTGGTACGCCTTATGAGCGCCCGACGCCTTCCACATGGCCTCTTTGACGCCCTTGAAGACGCCCTTCATCGAGCGGTCGGACGTCTTCTCGATGAGGCGCATCTTCTTCCCCCAGTCGGTCCCCATCTTCCGAATTTCGGAAGCGACCTGGGAGTAGTCGAATTCGGCGCCAAACTTGGCGAGCATCTCCGTCTTCGGAGCACCGGCAGCGGGAGGCATCTAGCTATCTCCTGAACGGTTTGCCGGGGGTCCGGTCGGCGGGAATGGGGCGAGCGTCGGAAGGATCTCGGTCGGTCTGGCCGACCGAAGTGTCGATGTCGTAGCCAAGCTGCTTCCGGTTCAACCGCTCGAGGCGTTCGTTGAACTGGGTCTGCACCATCTGCTGGTGGACCTGCTGGGCCTGGAGCTGCTTGCGGCGCTGGATGCGCTCTTGGACTTCAGCGGGCGAAAGCGGACGGTCGCGGTCCGTACCTCCGACAACCCCGAGCTTCCCGAACTCCTCTTCGTGAGAGGCCGCGAGTTGCTTGAGGTGCTCCTGCTGCTGCGTCTGTGTCTCGCGAATGTGGCGCTCGTATGCCTCGATCACCTGGTCGTGCCAGTCTTTCTCACCGCGAAGGTCGTGTTCGAGCTGCGCCGACAGTTCTTCCGTCGTGCGTGCCGCGACGACGACCGCTCGCCCCTGCTGCTGCTTGGCGTCTTTGGGTTCCTCGCCGAAAACCGCCTGCCGGATGATGGCGTCTTTGCGGGCGATGATGTCTTCCTTGCGCTTGCGTCGTCGGTCGTTGTCCTGGTTGTAGACCTTCTGGATGCCCTTGCCGGCGAAACACGAGCCCACGAACTTCGCGTTCTCCCACTCCCGTTCCATCTGCTCATAGAGGTCTTCGTAGTGATTGATACTTCGCCACGTGAGCTGCGCGAAGTTCAGGCCCAGCCGTTCCGTCCCGGCGATGCCCGTCACGCTCGGGGACATGAGGTCGAGGCCGACAACCTGCGACCACCGGAACCGGGAGAAGCTCTCCGTCGCGAACGCCTCGGTGAGGATGGTCGCCGCGTTGGCACGGCGGTTCAGCTCCGAGAGGTGCCGGATGACGCGGGCACGAGCGTCGGGCGGGAACACGGAGAACGTCTTGGCAATTTCGGGGACGCTTCGATCGCGGTCGAGCAAGATGTTCTGCCCATCGACGAGGAAAACGCCGTAGGCGAGGAACAGGTCCCAGAAGTGCGACGTGGGCACCTGGTCAGGACGGTGCCCGCCAATGAGCCTCACGAGCGAGAACTCGTGGTGGTTGAAGTTCTTGAACACGAAGGGCACGCCGTTGATCTCGGCGGCTTGCGTGAGGAACCCTCGGTTCACGAGCGGGATGACGTCCCGGTAGATCTCGGGGTTGACCTCCGGCTCCTTGGGCGGCGGGATGCGAATGTCCCGCCGCCGCTGACGATCGGAGACCCCGCTGTTCTGCTCCTCGGCGAGCTTCTCCTGGTCGGCGAGCAACTCTCGCCGCTGATTCCAGGCTTCCTTCTCTTCCGTGGAGTACGGCATGCGTCAGACTCCGCGGGGCGGTGGCCGGTAGTGCGGGTTGATGCCGCCTTTGGGGGCCGGGTCCATGACGGACATCGCCGCCTTGGGGTCGGCCACAGGCTGCTTCTTCTCGAGGATCGGGACGTTCGACGGGCGAGCCGGAAGCGCCCCACCCGGTCCGGTGAGGGCGCCCGAGGCGTCGGCCTCGGCTTCGAGGGCGGCATTCTTCATGGCTCGCGCACCCGCGGACCCGTGGACGGGCGGGCCGGGGATCGCGCCGGGGATGGGCTTCTCCGGTTGCGGCACACGCTGGCCTTGAGCCGGAACGACGTTTTGCCGAGGCTGCGGCGACACGATGACCGGCTGCGAGACATCGACGGCCGCCGTGTTCATGGGCTGCCGGTTGCGAACGAGGTCGTTCGGGTCGGGGCCCACGGGCGCGGGGGCGGCGGCTGCCGCGACCGGAGGAGCGGGCGGGGCTGCCGGGGGCGGCGCGGGACTCGGGGGAACCGGAGGCGCTCCAGCTCCACCGCCTCGGGCCTGCTGCTGCTCACGGGCGAGCTTGTCCGCCGCCCCCATGGCGCGCTTGACCTCTTCGGCCGTGGACTTGCGCATGTACCCGGCGTCGTCGAGAACGTTGTCGACGAGCTTCTGGGGGAGGCCCTCCTCCAGTTCCTTCACCTCACCCACGAGGCGACGGAAACGGTCCTCGCTCGTCTCGTCGGGCGTGAGGAAGGTGATTCCGTCCTTCGCCTTCTTCTCGGCTCGCTCGACGGCATCCTCCACCTTGCGGTAGACGATGAACACCGCCTCTTTGCCCCACGTCGAGATGTAGTTCTTGAGGAGCCAGTCGGGCAGTTCGAGCTTGATCGTCTTGGTCTGCCCCGGCTTCTTCGGATCGTCTTCCTCGTCCTCGACGTACTGGACGCCGCGGAGGTCGACGCCGTTCATCTCGACGATGGCCCGCTTCACATGCGCGAGCTGAAAGCCGTAGAGGTAGTCGACGTCCTCCAGGCCCTTGCACTCGGCGTAGATGGCCTCGTACTCGTCCGGCCGTAGGTTGCGGACGATGACCTCTAGCGTGTCGAAGAGCGTGACACGCTCCTCGATGATGCCGATGTTCTCGGCCTTTTTGAGTGACTCTCGGAGCGCGCGTGCGGACAGGGTGCCCATTCTCTTGATCTTCCTCTTTGTTTGAGGCCGACCCCGGGAAGGGCGACGAAGACGAGAGCGCAGAGGGGCTACATCTGGATCTGGATCTGGCGAGTCGAGAAACGGCCGGAGCCGATCTGGGTCTTGGTATGATCTGATTCCATCTGCATCTAGGGACTTCGTCGCCGACCAAAGGTCGACGTTTACAGGCCAGTGACCGCCGGAGCGACACCGCCCGTGAACCGGAGAGAGAAGCCGTTGCCCGCCGAGCCGTTCGTGCTCGTGGGGGCGAGGCCGGAGTTGATGAACTCGCCGTAGGTCGAGAGACCGTCGATGATGTCCGTGACCGTCACGGAGCTGTTCTCCGCGACCATGGCCGCGTCCGACGTGTAGCTCGCGGAGTAGCTGTTGAACCAGCAACCCTCGAAGTACGTGTAGAGGGCCTGGATGTTCGAGATGCCGTCGCCCGGCCCGGCCCCGTTGGAGCCCGGCTGCACGATGGCCGGCTGGTTCTCGACGCCGCCGCTCGAGCCACCCGACGCGAGGCCGGACGACCCGATCAGCTCGGACATGACGATTTCCTGGCGGATGTCGAACGGCCAGCGGTGGTGCCGGAGCGAGCGCACCAGGCCGTCGATGCCGCCGAGGTAGCCCACCTCTTGGAAGAGGTTTGCCGTGTAGAGCATCGTCTTGTTGAGCGTGAGCGTCATCGGCTCCGTCACGGACGGGACGAGTTCCGCGATCTGGTCACCGAACCCGACTCCACGCACCGGGTCGATGGTGCGCGACTCCTCGTGGCTGAACTCGGAGATCGCGCCGATCTGCTGGAACCTGCCCGCACCCACGGCGTAGCCGTAGACCTTGTTCTTCTGGGAGATGACGGCCCGCGTGTTCGGGGCCGTGCCCATGCGGTAGATGTAGTTGCTGTTGTCGACGGGCATCTGATCTCTCCTCTAAGGGCTCGGGTCGAACGCTCAGACCTTGGCGGGGGCGAAGACACCGTGGAGGCGCTTGGCCTCCTCGTCGAGCTTCGTCAGCTCGCGCGTGGCGGCCGGCGTGGCGATGTTCCCGGCGACCACATCCTTGACCGCGTTCGCCACCTTGAGCAGGTCGCCCTTGGCGCGAGCGCTGTCGAACTTCTTGCCCGCCGTGACGAGCAGGTCGATCTTGTTCGAGGTCGACTCGAGGCGCGAGAGCGTCGCGTCCGCGAGGAGCGTGTTCTCCGAGACGAGCTGGTAGGACGCCTGCTTGGCGCTTCCGCCGACCATCTGCTCGGGGAGGCCGTAGTACGTGTTGTTCTTCGACTGGTCCCCGTAGGGAGACCCGCGGCGAAGCCATGCCGCGAGGTCGCGGAGCTTGGCCACTTCGTCCTTCTGGATGTCCTGGCCGATGGAGCCATGGCTAGCTTCACTCGCGTGAGAGCTGATGAGCGCGATCTGCTGCTCGATGCGCCCCACGAGGTTCGAGATCGCCTGCTGCTGCGCCTTGTCCGCTTGCGAGACTTCGTTCGCCATGACTCCTGGTCTCCCTGATCCGGTCGTAGATGCCCGATCTTGCACCGCTACAAGTGGACTATCGGACCCCCACCGGACCTTGGGAGGGGCCGTCAGCTCGGCAAGACGGTCCAGGTCGAGGGGGATCATCGCCTCCCCCGTCTTCAGGTACTCGTTCAAGGCCCGGCGGGCTTCCCGGCCGTTCCGGCAGCACTCGGAGACGAGTTTCGCCATGCCCACCTGCCCGACCATGACCTTGAGGCCATCGGGCAGCGTCACGAAGTCGCGAAGCCCGTCCGTGCTGATTGTGACCGTCTTGACCGTTCCCACTCGTCAGGAGCGGCATACGAAAGGATTACTCGTCGTCCAGGTGCTCGGAGGCGAGATCGAAACCCGGAGGGATGGTGGACGGCGGAATGACCACTTCGGGTACTGCGTCGCTCGGTGGAGGGCACGGCGTGGTGTCACGAGGTGCGGCTTCCACCGCGCGCAGGAGCACCTCGGAGATAGGGTCCTCCCACAGCTCGTCCGCAAAAGGCACGGGCGTAGCGGCCATGTTGTCTACTTCAAGCCCGTTCATAACTAGACCCTCAAGAAGATTTCCAGCATGTGCGGGATCGCGAAAGTTGTTCCTTTTGAGGGACTGAACAACCAATCTCCCCGACACTCCCATTGAGCCGGCTCCCCCATTGCCGCTTCGACGTCGTTGAGGAGTTTCGTGGCGAGAGTCAGGTCGAAAGACACGAACCCACTCTTTCGCGTCGCGACGACTTGCCTTCGCCCTTCCTTCTCGGGACTCACGAGCACTCCGCGCACGAAACCCTCGGAAAAAAGAACGACCCATCCTTCGACGAGATCGCCCGAAGTTTCAGCCAGGGCAAAGCCTCCCGTCCCGCGGTCGAGCACGTTGACATCGGGCAGCCCTGAGCGGATTGCCGGGTAGGCGCCCTCGGTGACGAGATCACGAATCCACATGCACGCGGTCTCGATGCGACCCCCCATGTCCCTCTTCGCGAGGCTCTCCGGAAAGTAGCTCCGCAGGAGTTTGATGAACCCGACCATAAACGGGTCGAGATGCGCCATCATCGAGACCCCACGCCGATGCACGAGATCGATCTGCGCCACGAGGTTCACCATGCCCGGCACGAGAACGAGGTCTCGGTTGAGGAACAGGGTGATGGCAAACATTGTGTCCACGTCGCGCATCGATCGCGTCGCGAACGTCGTCGGCATCCGGCGACCGAGCGAGAGGTCCTCAAAGAAGCGCGTGAGCGAGCCTTGATGGATGACGGTGAATTCGTCTCCGTGGTGTTCGTAGACGAACTTGCTCGCGTCGGTTGCGTCCGCGAGAGTAGCGCCTGTCTCGAACGAGATGGCATCCGGCACGATGGCCGGAAGCGTCGACTCGACGACGACTCTCAGATCCACGAAGGACCACCTACACCGTCAGGGGCACGGATTCGGGGGGCAGTTGTTCGTCGGAACCGTCGCATCGTAGGGAATGTCGGGGAAGATGCGGATGGTGCGGGGACGGAGGTCCACAGTGGGGAGAGCCGTCCACGTGATGCCCGCCCGCTGATCGGCTTGCGCCGCCTGGTCCGCGAGAACCTGCCACGACGTGACCGGCACGGGCGTCGTGCCGTCCTCCCAGTCCGTGATCTCGCTCTCCATAACGCCGCAGAAAGCCGCCGCTTGGGCCACGCTCATGTTCTGGGCAAGGCGGATGAACTGGAACGTCTGCCCGTTCACGAGCGACATGTGCGCCAACGTGGAGGCTGCACGGCGATAGGCGGCAGCCACCGCACCTGGGATGAACTGGGCGGTCCCATCGGACTCGCGGAACCCCGTAAGGCCCGCCACGAAAACGATGCCCGTGTTGCCGACCGGCATCGAGAAGTCGATGAGGTCGTACAGCTCGATGTCGGGGCTGTAGCTCATTCCCAGCCGACGAAACCGCCCCCAGCAACCGCCGGGTCGGCGTCGTACTTCTCCATCATGTCCTCGACGCGCTCGCGGAGGTTGTCCTTCCAACCCTGCGTGCGCTTCACGATGGGCCACTTGCCGCTCTTGAGCGGGCGCCCGTCGCGGTAGAGACCGACGCGGATGGCATCATCCCCGACGCCGGCCGCTTGCTCGGAGCCTTTGTGGACCGACGTGAAGACCTTGATGGTCACGCGACTGTCGAGCGGGAGGTTGATGATGATCTCCCCGCGCTCCACCGTTTCCTTCTGAGGTTCGAGCGCGTGAAACGCCCGCTTGAGGAAGGTCCGCATGTCGTCGAGCGAGACCTCCTGGTACTGCGCGGCCATGCCGACGACGGTGGTCATCGCGCCCTCCGGTCGTAGCTCATCTCGACGTCGCCGTAGCGGCCGATGATCTCGTCCAGATCGACAGCCGAGACCTCGAAGGCCACCTTCACCGCCTCGGGCGTCGACTCGGGGTGAACGTTCTGGCCCGGCGCGAGCCCCGCCTCTCGAACGAACACGCCGAGGGTGGGGGGATCGCCCGGCTTGCGCTTCACGCGCTCTTGCGAGCAAATGACCTGGAGGTCCGTCTTGGCGCGCGTGATCCCCACGTAGGCCAGGTTGCGCTCCGAGATCATCCGGTCTTCGATGTGCGTGTGGGCGCGCTTCACCGCGTACTCACGCTCGTCCGGCGGCCACGGGATGCGAGCCCCGAGCTTCTGGAGTTCGGTCTCGAGGAGCGTGCTGTCGTCCTTCTTCTTCCCAGGGAAGAACCCGTAGGAGCAGCACAAGGCCACGTGATCCCACTGGGCGCCCTTGACCGAGTGAACCGTCGAAAGCGAGAGCTGGTCGGGGTTCAGGTTCTTGTCTTGGAGCTTGCGGGATTCGGTCTTGTAGCGATCGAGCTTGCGGTAGAAACCTGTCGCCTCGCCAGGGTTGACCCCGAGCGCCTGGTCCTTCGAGTTCGGACGAGCGATGTCGAAGAGGTAGCGCACGGTTCCGAGACCAGCGAGCGGGTCCGGCTTCTCGCTCGCTGGCGCACCTTCGCCGGGAGGGGCGTTGGGATCGGTGAGGTGCGTCCCGTGCTCGTCGATCGTGACCTTCTTCTCCGAGTCGGGCGCAGGCTCGTCGTCGTCGGGATTGCGGTTGAAGGCGATCGATTCCTTGATGGACTGCTTGAGCGAGACCGTCTTGCGCGTGTCCTGCTGCGTCTTCTTGTTGTAGTAGCCGACCTCGGTCGTGATGCCGTCGAGGATGCGGTTGAGCAAGTCCTCGGTCTTGACATTGCTTCGCATCTGTGTGCGAAGGTCCATCACCTGTCGGCCCATTTCGAGGAGCTTGTCGGTGAGCTTGTCGACGTCCTCCCACCACATCCAGTCTTCGCCCTTGTAGCGAATCTGGTCGGCAAACCACCCACCACGCTCGCGTTCGAGCTTGCGCGCCGCCGCGATCTTGGCGGCCCGGTACGGCTCCTTGAGGTCCGCGGCGAGCTTCTTCGCGATCTGCGGCCGGGTGAGGCAGTCGAGCGGGTTGAAGCTGCGGACGTCCACGCCCTCGGCTTGAGCGATGCCCTTGAGGGAGTCCTTGACGATCCGTTCGATGGCCTCGTCCCCGAGGAAGATCTCTCGGTTCGGCGCATTGACCGTGTGGACCAAGGCTTCCGTCAGCTCCTCGTTGTCCGAGGAGAGCGCGAGGTCCATGTAGCCGAGGACGGCGTTGGACTCCGTGCTTTCGAGGAATCCCTTGCCCTTGCTACGGCGGTACGGGATCTCGTGGATGATGCACTGGTCCTCGAACGCATTCAGCTCGTTGTTGGTACGGCTGAGGACCGCGAAGCCCTTGGCCCACGTCGAACCCTCGACGGCCTTGGTCTTCTCGAAGGACTCGATGATGTCGCCCGCGATGCCCACGTAGCTCGGCGGGGTCTCGACCACGATGCTCGCGCGCCCCCGCGGCTTCTTCGGGTCGGGCCGCGCCTGCATCTCGATCTGGCCCGTGTTGTGGGCCGTGACCTTGTTTGCCGCCTCGACGATCTCGGGGTCGCAGCGGTAGTTCGTCTGGATCTTCCGCGTGACCCAGCCTTCCTTGCCGTCGAGGGCCGAGAAGAGGCCCGGCCGCGCGCCGCGGAACTGGTAGATCGCCTGCTTGTCGTCGCCGACGATCCAGAAGCTCTTGCCCGACCCCGGCTGCACCTGGTCGGTCATCATGCGGAAGATGTCGTGCTGCACGACGTTGAGGTCCTGAGCCTCGTCGACGAGCACGTGGTCGAACATCTGGTTGGCGGCCTTCCGAGCCGCCGGGTCACGCTCCAAGATGTCGCGGAAAATGAGGAGCATGTCGTTGAGGTCCGCGAGCCGGCGTCCATCGGCGCGGAAGTCGCGCATGAACTTCTGGAATGCGGCGGAGGGGCGCGGCGGCTTCCAGTCGGGTCCACGGTCGCCCTTGAGGCCGGCGTAGACCTCCATCCACACGGCGCCGTAGACCTCTTCCACGGTCTCCGCGCCCTTGAGCGCGGTCTCGAAGTCCACGTCGTTGCCGAGCCAGTTCTCCTTCAACTGGTTGCAGAGCTTCGCCGGAGGGGCGCCCCCAAAGAGCTTCTCGGGCAAGCCGGTCATCGCCGCGAGACCCCCAGGGCCGATGTCGCGGATGACGGCGCGAACCGCCGCGGTCATTTGGCGCGGCGTCGGGGCCTTCTTCTTTCCGCGATCTCCGACTCTCTCGCCGGTCTCGTCGATGACGAAACCTTCCTCGCCCTCGTCCTCGTTTTTCTTGCCGCGAGGCGTGGCGATGAGGCTCCCGTCCGAGAGGGCCGCGCGCTCGGCATCGTTGCCGAACCCCTTCTTCCCGTTCGTCCCGATGAAGTTGCGGAAGACGGAGTGCATCGTTCCGCACGTCACGGAGTCCCCAGCCGAGCCCAGCTCTTTGCCGATGCTCGCCCGCAGGTCTTCGGCCGCTCTCGTGTTGAACGTCGCCACGAGAATGCGCGACGGCGACTCGTGCTTGACCTGGATGAGGTACTTGAGCCGGCCCACGAGCGTCGTGCTCTTGCCGGCACCTGCACCGGCCGCCACGAGCACCTTGCCGTCCGTGAGCGCCGCCGCCCGCTGCTCCTCGTCGAGCGGGTACCCGCCGACCGTGAGGGCCGCCTTCATCGCGGGGCTATCGGGGTCGGTGGCGATGGCTGTAGCAACGGCCGTGGCGATGCCGGTGGCCTCGCTCCGCGTGACCGGCCGGTCCGGCGCCTTGACCATGTCGAGCGCCGCTTTGGCCGCGTCCGTCGCGTGGTTCTCGATGCGGGCGAGGGTGTTCGCCTGCGCCGCCTGAGCCTCGGCGTGAACTTCGGAGGAAGCGACCGCCCCCTCCTGCGTCACCTTCTGGTCGAGAAGGTTCTGGGCGTCCTCCCCGACTTGTTTGACCGCCTCGTGAACCGGGTTGACCGCCACGACGGGCTTGCCCGCCGCGTCGGCCGCATGGCCTATCCAGCCCTGGAGCCGCTTGTTCTTGAGGGAGATGGTCGAGAACTTGACGAGGGCTTCGGCCGACGCACCCGAAGTGGACGCCTCGATGGCATCCGAAACTTCCTTGCGGGCGCGAATCGAGGTCCCGAAGACATGCTTGAGGGACGACGGGCCCCCGCGTGTGAGGACCGTGCGGAGCTTGAGCGCCCGCATCGAGCACCCCTTGGCGCTCGTCGGGTACTTCATCGACGCTTCGAGCATCTTCAGCGCGCCAGGGGACTTGACGCCCGCTTCGATGACGGAGCGCACCTTGTCGAGGTGATCGCGCTCCATCATCTTCGCGAGCATGCCTCCGCGCATGAACAGCGCGTCGGCCTTCTGTCCGGTCTCCTTGAGCCAGCGGAAGTAGGTGTCGAAAGCGAGGAGGAAGACGAGGTAGTCCGCGACTTCCAGCTCGCTGAACGCCTCTTCCTGTGTGGCCTCGTCCGCGAGGAAGTGGCGCTGGTACTCGAATGCCATCGTCGGGGCCTACACCTGGATGTGGCTCAGATTTGAGCGCGCAGATTGAACGTCAGGACGAGGTACTCCAGGGGGAAGATCGGCTGGTAGTACGCCTCGAAGAGGAGGACGGTGGGGTCGTCGGGGCTGATGCTCGAGGAGATCCCCGTGAACGCTCCGACGATCTCCGCTTGGACGAGCTGCTTGAACAGCGCCGTCATCGTGACGTTGACTTCGTTCGTGCGCGTCGAGAGGAACTTCGTGCCCACGAACTGGTCGAGGGCCTGACGCGACTGCTGCTGAACGAAGTCCGCGATCTGCGTGACGGTGGGCAGCCGGGTGAGAACCGACTGCATGTTCGTCGTCAGACCCTGACGGATGCGGACGAGGTTGGTCAGGGCCTCGATGAGAGTGACGCCCGCGACCGCGGTCTGGTTCGCCGTCACCGGGTCGAGCGTCCGCGGGATGCTCGTGAAGCCCTGGAGGCGGCGGCGCGTGTACGGGGTCGCGACGTCGACGGACGGGCTCACGACCGCTCCGGCCACCGCGGCGGCGAAGAAGGTGCCGTCCACGACGGATTCGGTGGCGTTCCCGAGTTCGTCCGTCAGCGTGATGATGGAGCTGTCGGGGTAGAACGCGACGATGCGGCTCGAAACGAGGCTCTGAGCCACAGACTGTGCGGTCTGCGGCGTCGTGCCCGACGCGAACCCGATGAAGCCCATCCGCTCCGACTGGTTCTGGATGAGGCTCATCGTCTCGCAGCTCTGCGTGAGGTACGAGTAGACGGCCGTGCTCGTAGCGAGCGGCACGATGATGTCGGGCTTGATGTTGCCGGGGAGCGGCGTCTGGAGGCCCTGGATGGCGTTGATGAACGACGTGTCGCTCGCTTGGTTCGTGTTCGGAACCTTCAGCACCTGCTGGATGCCGACGAGGAGCGACCCGTTGAGGATCGCGAGGTACGCCGCGAGGGACACGCGGTTCGACGCCGAGACCGTACCGAACGCAGCCTCGATGGACGAGAGCTGGCGGTAGATCGCCGGGGAGAAGTCCTGCTTCATGTACTGGTAGGACAGGAAGTAGAAGTCCCCGATCCCAGGCGCGACGCCCGAGGGGTTGAACGTCTGGATGGTCCCGGTGTCCGCGACGTTGACGCCAACGGTGTTCGAGACCGTCGTCTCGAGGCCGGGAATCGCGTACCACGGACGAGCCGGGTTCACCTGGAAGGTCTGCGAGACCGTCATGGTGAAGCTGCCGCCGAGGTCGTAGCTCCCCGTCTGGGCCGGGAGAACCGTGAACCGGAGACCCGTCTGGGCCGCCGTGAACGTGACGCCGGGGATACCCGTGCCGGACGAACCCGCGGCCCCCGCGCTAGAGGTAACCGTGTAGTTCTCCAGCACGTCCTCGCCGTTGTCGCCGTCCACACCGGGGGTGAGCCCGATGTTCGTGCTCGTGTTGAACGCGCTGCTGTTGAGGAACGAGATGCTCGAGGCGGCAGCACCCGTCGTGAGCGACTCGAACGTGATGTAGTTCGCGCCGTTGATGGCGTCCACGTAGGCGACCCCACCGGCCGCGACGAGGCCCTGCGAGAGCAGTTCGTCCACGACCTCCTGGGCCTTGACCTGCTGCTGGCTCGCCGCCGTGTTCGTCGTGAACCCGAGGACCGCGTTGGCCGAGCCGTTGCCGATGAGGAGCGCCGACTTGGCGTCGTTGCTCGGGCTCGTCAGGCGGAGCTTGCCCGCGTTGCCGAGAGTTCCGTCCGACGCGACACCCGAGAGACCGGGCACCGCGTTGATGGCACCCACCACCGCCGAGATCGTCACCGATCCGCCCGGCAGCGTCACCGTGTACTGGATGCCGTTGACGCTGAGGACGAACTGGTCGTTGAGACCCGTCGTGATGTTGAACGGACCGGCGATCGAACCGAGGAGCGTCGCCGGCTTGTTCACCGCACCGGGGGTGCCCGCCCCGGACTGGAACATCGTGAAGCCGAGGAACGTGTTGGTTCCCGGCTCGTTGCTGGTCGTGACCGTCGTGGCCGAGTTGACCTTCACCGCCGAGACCGCATCGAACCCGCCCGGCAACGCACCGGGGGCCGTGTAGCTCTTGACGATGAAGAAGACGTCGCCCGTGGACCCGCCGATCTGCGCGAACGACGCGAGGTTGTTCGGTGCAGTGCCGCTGAACGCCGCGTTGGCGTCGATGGCTGCGTTGATCGCGGCCACGATGGCGGTCGGAGTATGCGCCCCCGCCGTGAGGGTCACCTGGACATCGACGCCGTCGATGAGAAGGTCGAGGACGTTGTTCGGCGAAGCGTCCACCGTGATGTGACCGCCGCTGTCGGGCGTCAGGTGGCCGCTCACGATGTAGCCGTGAGCCGCAGCGTCGAGGTTCGCCGTGAACGGCGTCCCGTTGACGCCCATCGACCACGTGGCCGAGTACGGCGAGAAGAAGTTGTACGGCTCGGCGCTGCGGTTCGTGAACGCCGCGTTGGCCGCGGGCTCCTGGCCGAACGTCACCGTGACTGTCTCGGAAACCGGCGTTCCCGAGCCCGTGTGGAACGCATCGGGGATCGTCTCCGACCCGCGCGGCCACTGGATGGTCTCCGATATGCCCGTCTTGGTCCCGAAGAGAACCTGGTAGAGGTTCTGACCGGACGCCGAATCCGTGACCGTGTACTGGCCCGTGCCCACCGGGCCGGGGACCTGGCAAGCCAGGACATACGTGTCGTCGCTGACGTGGTTGTAGTAGAACGTCGCGAAGACGGTCCAGTCCGGCGGGATCGGGTTCTGGAGCGTGATGGTGCGGTTCACGCCGTCGACGACCGTGACCGTCTGCTTCGGACGGTTGAGGGCGTCGCGGAGGCCGCGGCCCGCGTAGACCTGCACGAGGTCGGGCCGATTCGTCACGAGGTCAAGACGGCTGTTCGTGACCGTGTTGAACAGGGTCTGGCCGAGCGTCGTGTCGCGACCGTTGCCCGTGGTCGGGATCTCGGGGAGCACGAACTGCGTCGCCGAGACCTTGGCCGGGATGACCGTCGTGTCCGTGACCGGGTTGCAGGTCGCGAGGTAATACTTCGCGTCCACCAGGAGCCCGGTGATCTGGGAGCTGTTGAACTGCGTGCCGCCCGTCGAGGTCGAGCCAGCGGCGACCGTGAAGCTCGTACCCCACGAGATGATGCTCGTGTCGGCCGTGGGGTTCGAGACCACGAAGTCGACGTTCTGGATGTAGTCCGCGCGACCCGGCGAGATGCCGCACCGGAGGACCGTCGTCACGAGGCTGTTCGGCAGGTAGTCGAACGTGTTCTGCCAGGTGTTCGCGAAGTACTGGATCGTGACCGTCGTGCCAGGCGCCGGAGCGTAGGGCAGCGTCACGATGCCGTTCGAGCCGTCCACGGCGCTCGCGATGACCTGGGCGTTGTTGACCTTGACGACGACCTTGCTCGGGTCCGTCGTGGTGACGCCGCCGCCCGTCCCGTCCACGATCGGACGCTGGAACACGCGGAACTGCGTGTTGCGGTTCGTCTGCGTGTTGGCCGTCCACCCGAGAACCCCGTTCGCCGTGCCCGATCCGATCTGGAGGGACGACGGAGCCGTGAGCTGGAGGTGGTTGAGGCCCTGGCCGTCCGTGTAGACGGACGCCTGGAGGTTCGCGATGGACGCCGCGTTGAGCGCCGTAGCGAGGTTCGACGCGGTGATCGCCGTCCCGGCCGGGAACGTCACGGTGCTTGAGACACCGTTGACGAGCACCGTGAACTGGTCGTTCGAGCCCGCCGTGATCGCGAACGGCTCGTACCCTGGCGAGATGAGCGAGGCTTGCGCCTGCGTCACCTGCGCCGACACGTCATCCGTGAAGCTCGTGTCGCCGCGGTGGAAGTAGTACGTGCAGAGCACGTGATCGGTCGGCTGGGTCGGCACCTGGAGGGTGACGATGCCCTTCGCACCGTTGACCGCCCCGACCGAAACCGGCACGCCGTTGACCGTGACGGTCACCGTCTGCGGGTTGTTGGTCACGCGGCCGATGCCCGTCCCGTCCGTGACCGGGAAGTTGCGGACGACGAACTGCGTCAGGGTGCCGGTTTGGGCGCCGAGCACGAGGTTGTTCGGGTTCGTCGCGTTGACGACCCACTGGAGGCTCACGTCCTCGTTGACGATCTGCTGGTCGAGGGTCGCCGACGACCCGCGGACCAGTTCGAGGTCGTCTTGCTCCAGCGTCTCCTGCCCAACCCCGATGACAAACGGGATGCGAAGCCCGGCGACGATGTTCGCGACGTTGGCTTCGGTCAGCGTCCTCGTGTAGACGCCGGGCGGGACGTAGGTGATGAACGGTCCGAGCGACATGGAGTTCCCTCAGAGGTTGAAAGTCGTCTGGGTCTGGATTTGATGAGGGACCGGCAAGGTATCGGATATGGATCGGGGTCTGAGTCCTCGGGGCCGTACTCCAGCCTCCTACCGAGAGGGGGTATCGAAAGACTAGCGGCCCTCTCGAGTCTCCTTGGCCGCCTGGAGCCGGGAGAGGGCGGTTTTCGCCAGATTGCGGCGGGCTTCCCGGCCGGCGGGGTTCAGGCCCTCGTACTCCACGTAGTTGTCGCCCGTCCGGCGCATGAGCGCCGGGCTACCACCTTGCGCCCGCACCTGCTGCTTCACCTTGTCCCGTTCGGCGTAGTGCGCCCACCTCCGCTCCGCATCCCGGCCCACCGCGTGGTCGGCGGTCGGGTAGTCTTCCTTGTGAACGCCCGAGTTGCCCTCTTTGGCCGGGTCGCCCTTGAACCCGAAGGCGAAACCCTCGAGGACGCGCGGGGCAAGTTCCCCGCAAGCCGGACATTCGAAGCTCGGCCAGTTTTCCTGCTTGAGCGTGCGCTCGAAGCGAAGGTTGCACCCGTCGTGCTGGCATTCGAACGTGTACTTCGGCATGGCCCATCCTCATTTGATCTTCTCGAAGGCCGAGTTCCGGCCCGCGAGTACAGGTACGGTCGCGAAGAAAAGGTCGGAGGCTGGCTGCTGGTCCGGCCTCGGAATCGTCTGCTCGATGCGCTGGATCGTGAGCGGCAGCGGGATGTGGATTTCCCAGTCGGCGCGTAGCTGCACCGAGACGGTCGAGTTGTAGTACATGAGGTCGGCCGTCTCGTCGTAGGTCTCCTCGACTTCTCCGCCCATGGACACGTCGAGGATCTCGATGCCCTCGAATTCGAGGATGGGTTTCTTGACGCCCCAAAGGGACATCACCGTGAAGTCCGTGACCTCCTCCATTTGAACCGGGTCCTGGGAGATCACGTTCAGCTCGAACGTCAGCTCGTACTTCCCGCCGTAGGCGTTGGCCGCGTCCACGCGGTCGGGGTAGACGACCACGGCCACCTTGTCGCCTTTCTTGGCGCGCTTCCCGAACGCGAGCACGACGCCGGGAAGCGTCGTGAAGTCCGCTTGGTTCCACTGGAACTTGATGGGCTGCGTCGAAGGCTGCGGGTAGCGATAGTCGGCGTTGAGGACAGTCTCCGGCGCGAAGTTGCGGAGGAGCGAGATGCTCCCGTTCTCGTAGTTCACCGAGAAGTCGGTCCCCTCGACGAGCTGGACCCGGTGGTTTGCCCAAAGGCGGACCGTGCCCTTGAGGGGCACGTTCTGTAGCTGGGCTTCACGCTCGACCCCGGTCACGAACTGGAGCAAGGCTTCGTCCGTGACCGTGAGGAGCGGGTCGATGACGTACCATCCGTACTCGCTCGCGTTCTCGGGCGCGTGGAGGATCTCGATGTAGTAGACGCCGGCCGCCGTGGGAAAGTACCCGTGCTCGGCGACGCACCGAAGATCCTCGCGTACCCACTCCAGCGGGTACGTAGGCGTTCCGATGTACGCGAGCATGACGTGGCTCTGGACCGTGCCGATGAAGTTGTCCCCGGCGAGCGCTACCTTGTTCGCCGAACTCCCTTTGACGACGATCCCGTACTGCGGACGCTCCGTGAAGACGAACTTGTTTTCGATGAACGGAACGATCTTGTTGTAGACGGGATGCCGCTCGAAGCTGTCCTTCAGCTCCAAGATGAGGCGTCGCTTGAGGGAGTTGACGAGGTAGTAGTACACGCTCAGGTCCCGACTTTTTCGTCAGTCCCGTCCCACACGAACTCGCCGTCCTCGCCCACGGGGAAGTGCGTGCCGCACGCGCAGCAGAACGTGCCGTTGTAGAACTTGGGGTTGCGAGCGTAGGTCTCCGCGAGGGCCGTGCCCATGGTCGTCACGGAACCGCACTTGAGGTGGATGTACGACCGTCGCACCGGACGGACGAAACCCTTGGCGCGCTCCTCGGCCGTGAGGACGAGGTAGTCGACCTGCTGGCCGTCGGGACGGAGTTTCGTGTGCTCCCCGTAGGGGGTGCCATGGATGGTCTCGGCTTCCCCTTGCCCGGTGACGATCTTGCTGCTCATCCGGCGTGCTCCTCCATCGCGAGGACGAGGAGACCTTCGGCCACGGCCGTCATCGGGTCCTTGGCCATGCGGATCTCGGAGATCTGGATGGGAAAGCCCTTCTTCTTCACCTGCTCGAACTCGTCCTTGAAGACGGCCTCGAACCCGATGGCGCGAGTCGTTCCGCCCGAGATGATGAACGGGATGGGCTCGGGGAGGCTGATGGAGTTCTGGACCTTGCGGAACTGCACCGCGATGTTGTCGAGGCAGTACCGAATGAGGGCGCGGATGTAGAGCGCGATGGCCTCGGCCTCGCGGTCCCCGCCCGTGTGCGCGAGGTCCACGCCCTTCTCCTTGGTCGCGCACACGCGGGCGGCCGTGCTCCCGAGGGCCTTGGCCGCATGCTGGTCGATCCAGTCGCCTCCGCGGGCGAGCGAGAAGTCCATGCCCTTGACGGTCTGGAACGAGAGGGCGACGTTGCACATGCCCGAGCCGAACGACACGGCGAGGCCGGAGAAGTTCGTGTCGGCGCACTGCGAGTAGATGATCGCCATCGACTCGTTCATCGGGTGCGGCGTGTACCCGTGCTCGGAGATGATCTTGCGGAACACCTCCTGGTGGTAGATGACGTCCTGGTCGGGGTCGTCGATGGGGCTCGCCGGAACCGAGTAGAAGCAGTGCTCCTTTTCCACGGTCGGCTCTTGGAGGACGTGGAAGACAAGGAGGCTCAGGATCTGCTGGGCTTCCAGTTCGCCAGCGGAGATCACACCGCGCGAAAGCGGCCGGCGAACCTCGCGCTTGAAGAGGTTCGCCATGTTGAGGGCGCTATCGCCGAGGACGACGAGATTGCCGTCCTTCTCAACGTAGTTCACCTTCGAGAGCCGGAGCGTCTTCTTCGCCTCGAGGTCGAGGTCGATGAAGGCGTCACGGATTCGCGAGGTCTCGACGCTATCGCCCTTGAGGGTGCTACGCGCCGAAACGATGTTCATGGTTCCGACGTCGAGTCCGACGCCGGGCTTGTACTTGGTGTCTCCCATCTTTCATCTCCGTTTTCATCTCGAAGGCCGACCGGCCTTCCCTGAGGGCCTCACCCAGACTTCCACCGGGGGTCGTTCGAGCCGACCTTCTGGCGGTCGTAGGATTCGGCCGTCTTCTGCGAGGCACGCTGCTTGAGGAGGTAGACGTGTTCCTCGTGCTTGTCGGCCACGCCCTGGAGCAGGTTGTCCATGCCGTGCGAGAGCAGGCCGTGCTGCTCGAGGGCGCCGTAGACCAGCTTGAGGACGATGAGGGTGCGCAAAACCGCTCGGAGCGAGAGAAGCGCATGCTCGTCGGGGGTCGGGTTCGGCGGGGCGTCGGCGTAGAACGACTGGACGACGGCGGACACGTGCTTGGCGTGAAGCACCGGGTGCGCGAGAATCGTGTTGCCCGCGCCCACCATGCGCTCGGCCACCTTGTCGATGTCCTCGACCACGCCCTCGTAGAGCCGGTCGAAGAGGAGGTGGTCACCGTAGTAGTTCGGGCCCTGGGACTGCCAGTGGTGCGCCTGGTGGATGAGAGACTCGCCGCGGAGGAACGCGAGAAGCACGGAGAGGAGGCTCATCGGCATGTCGCCAAAGTCCGCCTTGATGTGCTGCATGATGACGAGGAGCGTCGTCGCCGCATCGGCGCCCGTCTTCTCCACAAGAGGGCGAACCTCGTCCTTGAGGGTCTTACGGTTCGCCGCGACCTTCGTCGCTTCGTCGGGCAGGTACGGCGGCCCGTGACGCAGAAGATCATAGGTCGTCGGGTCGTGCCAGATCGCGTACACGGCGTCGGCGTGCAAACCGGAGTAGGGGTCTTCGACCGGGACCCCGCCCTCGCGCAGCTTGTCCTCATCGGTCGGCATGCTCACGCCTTCCAGGCCGGATCGTCCGATGCGTGCTTCTTCTTCGGCTTGGCCTTGGGCGCACTCTGCTTCGGGCCAGGGGCCGCGCCGGGGCTCTTCTCGACCTGCTTGAGTTCCTTCTGGACTTCCGACATCTGGAACTTCTCGGGACGCTGCGGGACGCTCTTGCCCGAGTAGGGCGAGTGGACGTTCTGCATGCGAGTCGGAAGGAAAAACTCCTTGCCCGAGTCCTCGTCGACGTACTTCCAGAGGACCGGAGCCGACGCGAGCTTGCTCACGAGCGCCTGGGCCGCCGCCAGGACCGGCATGGCAGGGCCTTCGACCTGGCGGAGTTCCTTCTGCACCTCGGGGATCTGGTAGCGCTCGGGGTGCTGTGGGGCCGACTTGCCCGAGAACGGCGAGTGGACGGTCGGAAGACGAACGGTGAGGAAGAATTCCTGGTTCGAATCGGGGTCCACGTACTTCCAGAGAACCGGCGTTGCCGCCTCCTTGCCCGCGAGCTTCTGCGTCAGGTTCTCGGCTTGGCTCAGCAAAGCGGCTTGGCGGGGGTGCATGAAGACGGTCTCCTTCTCAAACCGGCGGGAGATAGAACGACTACCGAGTCCCACCCTTGCGGAACTTTCGGAGCGCCGCGCCGGCCCCCGCAACCCCCGACCCTTCCGAGGTTTCGGACTTGACATCCACGTGGGCCTCGACGTCCTTCGGCTTGATCTCCGAGGGGATGTACGTCGGAACCTCGATTTCGACGACGTCGGACGCCGGCTTGCCGGACGGCGCGGCAGCCGGAGAGCCAGGCGCCACCTGACCGCACGCAAGCATCCCGAGGATGGCATCGAGCTTCCCCCCGTGCGTATCGAGGGCCGAGCGGAGCATGCGGTTTTGCTCGACGAGGTGACGGTTCTCTTCGCGAAGGCGGTCGACTTCTCCGTCCGGCGCCGGCGGCGGGGTCGCTTGTCGAGGCACGTCGCGCGGGTCCAACTGGAAAAGCATGCCCTGGGCGATGAGACGCCACAGGTCCTTGCTCTTGGCAGCCTTCAAGGCAGGGATGGTCACCGTCGCCCGATGGGGGACGTCCATGGCGATGTCCTCGATGAGGACGGTCTGCATCTTGAGACCGAGGACTCGAACGTCACTCATCGCCGAGAAATGGCCCTCCTAGCCTGGTTCACGTACTCCCTGTAGAGCTTGTCCCGCATGAACGCCCGCGCTTCCTGGCGGGCCTTCTCGAGGAAGGTGCTCGGGGTCCGGCCGGGGTGCATCCACTTGCCGTCCGCCATCGACTTCGGCGTGGCCGAGCGGAAGATGAGTTCCCCCGTCTCCGTGATGATGGGGATGGGCCGCTTGGCCTTGGTGAGCCACGTCATCTGCCCGGCGCGCTGCCCTCCGACGATGTACCGGAACGCCGGGTGCTTCGCGATGATGAGGAGGCTCGACGGCTGAACTTTGATCTCGATGGTCCTCGCGAGGGCCTTCTTCGCACGCTCCGAGAAAGTTTCTTGTGTGAGCTTGGCCTTGATCCGCTTGAGCATTTCGTTGCGCAGGCGGCGCAATGCGGAGGTCGGATCGATGTTCTTGAAGTCGCCCGTGAGCGGCCTGAGGTACGTCGTCTTGACCTTGAAGATCGGGCCGGGCATCTCAGTACTCGATGTTCTCCCACACGGGGGTACGGCCTCGGAGCTGCTCCTCGACGGGGACGTCTGGCTTGTTGGTGATCGCCGTCGAGGCTTCCTGCTCGGGGCCTGACGGCTTGAACTCGACGTAGGTGTACTTGCGCGGCTGGTCCATCGGCACGCGGTAGCGGATGTCCTTCTCGTCGATGTGCCCGATGGTGAAGTGTTGCTGGAGCACCATGCCGCGGTTCGACGGCAGCCGGACCGCCCCAATCGAGTACCTGTCGCCGTTGAGCTTCACGAGGAAGTCCCGGTGGCGAAGTAGCGGCGAGGGACCCGTCCACACCTCATACGAGTGTTCGACGGTCCGCCCGATGTCCGACTGCCGCACGCGCCGGTCGCCGTCGTCGGGCGCGATGATGGCGTCGAACGGACCGTCGTAGCCGCCGACGAAACCGACGCCGTAGCATAGGGGGTCATCGTTGATGGGCTGCCCGTGGTAATCGTCGGGGATGCACGGGCAAGGGATGCCGTTCGTCTTCTGGAGAAAGAACTTCACACGCTCGCCTCCCTGCTCGAGGATGAAGCGGTTGCGACGAACGGCCTCCCGCCAGATGTAGTCGAGCTTCTCGATCTCGTAGTTCGAGACCTGCGTGGCCTCTTCGAGCGGGGTCTCGATGAGGTCCTGCGGCTGCACGGTCGAGAGCGGCACGTTGATGGGGATGCCGACCGCCGTGATCCGGTAGAAGACACGCACCATGAGGTCCGTGCGGAGGAGTTTCCTCAGCCGGACATACGAGCACGTGACCCTGCTCCCCGGTTTGGGGATGACGAACTGCTGGTAGGTCTGCGTACCCGGCTCGTAGGTCGCCTGATTGACCCCGTGCCACGACGGGTCGTAGGGGTAGCCGGCGTCGATCTCGACTTCGCCAGTGCGCCCGTAGACGCGGAGTACCCGAGCTTCCTGCCCATCGACGAACACACGCACGTCCTCGGGCTCGTGGGCAAACACGCCCTGCGAGCCCGACTTGATGATGGGGTTGTAGAGCGTCTTGAAGACGTACCGAGGGGCGTCGGAGCCGGACGCGGAGCACTCCCCGAAGAGGACGAAGTTGTCGCTCACGTCCTCTTCGACGATGCGCTCCGTGTCCGTCCTGTCCCGCCAGAAAGTCGAGCCCACCGGAACGCTCGTGACGCGCTCGTAGGGACCAAACTCCGAGTCGAAGCTCCGGTAGACGTTCACCCCACAGAGCACGAACCGGCTGTTGAGCGAGAGCGTCGCCGGGTCATCCCACTGGATGTCGTAGACGCCTGGATGAAACCCGCTCGTGAGGAAGACGTTGAGCGGTGGAGCCGGCCAAGGGGTCTTGGTCAGCTCCAGCTCGGTCGGGCGGCGGTCCCTGTTGCTCGCGTAGGGCATCGAAACTCCCTACAACAGCGACCCGAAAAGAAGAGTCACGCCTGGGGTGGCGCGGCCTCTGGCGCCGGGGCCTCGGGCGCCTGGCCGTTCGGGACGTTGAGCAAGCTGATCTTGCCGGTCTGCGGGTCCACCTCGACCGGGACGTTCGGCCCGAGCCCGCGGCTCGAGAGAACGGTCGCGAAGAGCTTGGACCGCTCGTCGTCAAGTCTGCGTACTTCCACGAGAACTTTGACCTTCTCCTGCTCGAGGTCGACCATCATTTCCCCGAGCTGGAGGCGGCGGGTCTGGATCTCCCCCATGCGCTTGAGCGTCTGGGCGTCCACCGGGTCGTTGATCGTGAGCTTCTTCTCGGATTCGGTTCCCATTTTTCATCTCCCGCGTTGATCGGCGGTGTGGTGGGCGCTTAGCACCCGTAGGGCTACGTCTATGAAAGGAATTTTCCCATGCGTTCGACCGTGGAATTCGATTTGGCCGCCTTGCGGATCGCCGTCGACAATGCGACCGAGGGCCGGTACTCGGCCCTCCGGCACGAGTGCGGCGCCAGCGGGTGGCAGCCTCGCATGTGGGCACAGACACCGGCGGAAGGGGCTCCCCGAGGGACAACGCGCGTTTTCTTCATCGGCCTCGACTCTCTCGGCCGAACGCAGTACTTCGATACCGCGCTGATCCCCGACAAGTCCATCGGCAAGAAGATCCAGATCTCCGAGACGGTTCAGGAAGCGGCTCGAACCGCGCACCGGCTCGAAGCCGGGCTCTCGCGACTCGACGCGGGGCTCGACCACGAGCCTCCGGCGCCCGAGGTTAGAGCGCTGAACTAGGTCACTCGCCCGCGCCGGCCTCGGACAGGAGCTTCTCGATGTCCTTGGTCGTCTTGCCGAGGTCGGCCACCCAGTCCACGAAGAAGTCGAAGGCGCCCTTGAGGTACTCCCACGCCTTCACGAGCGCGCCCGAGAGGAAGTCGAGGAGACCCGCCGTGCGCGGGGCCACCGCCGGCGCCTGCTCGGGGCCGGGGACGTCCATGCCCTTGTCGAAGCGCTCGATGGCGTTCTTCAGGCTCTCCAGAACGGCCTTTTTGCCGAGGTCCTTCTCGGCCACCATCATCATGAACTGGAACTCCTTCTCGAACTCGATGGCGTAGTTCGCGGCCTTGTCCTTCTTCTCAGCCGCCTTCGTCAGCGCTTCGAGCTGTTCCTTGGCCTTGGCGAGTTCCTTCTCGAACTTCGCCATGTCGCTCTTGGCCTCTTCGAGCCACTTCTGCTTCTGAGCGACGCCCTTCTGGCTCTTGGCCTTCGAGAGACCGTACTCGGGAAGTTGCTCAAAGTTGGTCACTGGGCAACCACCTGATTTGAGGCTGTGCCGGACCGTAGAGGTACTCCGGTAGTAAGCCTCCGGCTCGACGGTACGAGCGCGTTCTGTACTGACTCTCCCAAGGAACTCGTTCGGCAATGTGCCCGAAATCGCTCTCTCAGCAGTGTCTTCACTGCGGACGGGTGATCATCAAGACCAACTTGTTTGTCCTCGGAACGTCCGAGCAAGTTGATCCCTCCCACCACGTCCGCGTGACTTTTCCTGCCGCATGAGCGGCAGATGAACTTGATCCCTGACCTATTGCTCCTGGAGACGTAGCCGCAGCTAGGGCATGTCTGGCTTGAGTAGGCGGGGTTGACGACCTCGCAGGGGGCCTTCGTGGCAAGGCTGTGATGCAAAGCTCGATAGGCGAAACGCTTGGCCCCCCGGCAGCCGCGAAGGTCGAGATCCTCAACGACGAACACGGCGCTGGGGTGAGCTTCCACGAGCTTGTTTGCACACTCACCGGCCACTGTCTTGACCAGCCCAGTGAGCTTGGCTTCAAGGTAGTCGAGCCTGGGCGAGTTTTCCTTGAATCCTTGTCGTTGTCGGTTCGCTCGAAGGTTGCGAACCTTTTGGTACAAGGTGTCGAACTTCGGTTTCAACGAGGCTCCGAGAAGCCTCCCTGACGACGTAGCGGCCATCACGTTGAGGCCAACGTCAATGCCGATCTTGGGGGCATCCAGATCACGCTCCGGCACTTCCCATTCCTTGCGCTCGACGACCTCGAAGCGCCATCGGCCTTGCTTGGTTTTGCGCGCCAAGATGCCTTTTGAGACATCGGCTACGTCTTTGCAGTAGGGACTCGCCGCCAACGGAAGCTGAATCCTGGCCTTCCCCGCCTGTAGATGGGAGAACCCAAGCCACCACTGAGTGACCTTCGTGTCCGTTGTCATGCTGAGCACGGCGGTCATCTCGCTCATCCGCATCCCGCAACGGCTGGAGATGCTTGGCGCTCGCCCGACGATGACTTCGTCGAGCAACCATGACCAATAGAGATCGAGAGCTTCCTGGGTGACCTTGCCCCCTGGCTTGTCTACAAGGCGCTTACCGATGATATAGAGAGCTGAACGGGTTGCCTCGTCGATCTCCTGTGCTTTGAACTTCTGCTTGATGAGCGACTTGAGCTTTGCTGTGTACTTCGATGCTGCCCACCCCGAGACGATACTGAGGGCGTGATCTCGGACGTTCTTGACGATTTGGCTGGAGAGTGTCTCGCACCCAGGGAAGAACGCCTGCTTCTCCCTGAGCGACACAGTGAACCTGTGGGTCGCGAGCATCGCTTGGACGCAGACTTCAAGATAGGCTGCATACTCTGCTTGGAGAGCTTCCAAGGCAGCGATCTTCCCTAAATTTGCCTCTGTGTGCAGGTAGAGAAAGCGGGACTTCTTCACTGAGGCGCCTCATCCGAGAGGATGTTGCGGGCGAGGAAGCGGCGGACGATGCTCGTGGCGGCGATGTTCATGTCCCTACAGCCGGTGCCGTATCAAAGGACTACGGGCCGCCCTTCGCGTAGCGAGCCTCGAGAACCCGCAGAAAAAGGGCGAATTCGGCCGGATCGATGCCGTTCTTGAGGAGCGCCTCGCGCCGGGTGGCCTCGCCCTGGCTGTGCGGGCAGTCGGGCTCGTGGTGATCCGGCCGACCGCCGCACGCGGGACACGGCATGTAGCTCCGCGCCTTGGCGTTCTCGAGTTTGCTCGCCCGCCTTCGGGCGATGGTGAGGTCACGCGGATTCGGGCGATCGTGCCACGTGGCGCACTTGCGCCTGTGCCGCTTCATCTGCGCGTAGGTCGCGCACGTGAAACCGCAGAGGCAGGGATGAACGCGCGGCGGCATCGCAAAGACCCACCGACGCAACGTCGATCCTGATGGCATAGGGGTTCCGCCCGTGGCTATACACCGCGGGCGCCTCAGGCTAGAGACCCACGAACTTTCGTGGGGAGAGAACACCACGTCCGGCATAAGGTCCGAACGCCGACCTGATTCCCGTTCCGTACCTCGGTTGCTGAAGGCCCTTGATGATGTTGACGGTGGCCTTGGCCTTTTCGAGCTGCTTGTCGAACTGCTCTTGGGCCGATTGAGCCGCCGCCTCGTACTTGCTCGACTTCTCCAAGTTGAGGGACACGCCCCCGATGGAGTAGTCGAACTCGTCCGCGATCCAGTTGATCTGGAGAGCGTGTAGCGCGTACCACATCGCTCCCGTAAGCAGGAGCGTCGTCCACTCCCGGCGATAGGCCACCATGGAGTCGACGTTCGCGAACGGAGTCCGCGGGGGAGCGGCGATGATCTCGTCCAGGCTTCGCTGGATGAACTCGTCGAGTTCGCCGTCCTGCCAGATGTAGCCGAAGACGCGGTTGAACTGCCGCACCGTGTCCTCGTGCGCCGGCGGCCGGAAATGATAGTTCCGGTCGGGGTTGTTGTCCCTCAAGAGGATGCGGAGGCGGCGGATGCAGTCCGCCTCTATGGGGGAGAACGACGTCGCGAGCGACTCCGGTCCGACGATCTGCTTGTCGGTGACCGTGAACTCTTGGAGGACCTGCTGCACGGGGCCGCCCACGAGTTCGCGGAAGGTCCACCGGATACGGTAGTCGCCGAGGTTCGCGTCGAGCGGGATGATGACGCTCGCGAAATACTCCCCCACGCTCGGGTTGGCCGGCTGCCGACGCGGCGGACCGAGGAGGGCCTCACGCCCCGTCGTGAAATCGAACAGGGCGTAGCTGATCTCGGCGGCGTTCGAGGGCGAGCCGTTCGAGTTGGTGAGAAAGATGTTGAGGTCCCCTCGGCCGAGGGGCTGCCCTCTGAAGAAGTTGACGGCCACGGGTCACTTCCCGTTCTTCTTCGCCTCGTGACGCTTGAACGCCGAGTTCGCCGCGAGGAGGTACTTGGCGTCGGAAGCGTGGTGCGGCTCGGCACCCTTGTTCTTCATGTACCAGGCGAGAGCCCAAGGGTTGTCGATCTCCTTGTGCTTCTTCATGTGCTTCACCGTGCCCTCCCAACCGGGGGGAGCCACCGCTTCCTCTTGCATCTGCGCCTGCTGACCGCCGGGACCGATCTGGATCTTCTCGTCGCCGTCGGGGTCGCGGATCGTCATCTCCCAATCCGCATGCTGCTCGTGGACGCCGTGCTCGTGGTGCTCGTGCTGTTCGTCGACGGCTTTCTTGAAGCGGCTCACGACGTTGGCGACGGTCTTGTCCATGGCGCAGTACCCTTCAAGGGTGCGCCTCTATCAAAGGAACTGTCAGAGCCAGCCGTATTTGATGCACCGCCCCGAGAGCGCGTGGGGGTCTCCAGAAGTCACTTCGTCCACGACCTTGAACGGCTGCTCGACGCACTCCGTGGGTGTCCACCAAGAGCGCTGGTAGCGCCACACGCACACCCAATCACCTGGTTGCCCAAGCTCGCCGGCCGTCCCCGTGGCGTAGTAGCGCCCCACCTTGCCTTCGCTCGTGTCCGCAGCGGGCCGCCGATTCGGGGGTCCGACGAGCATCCGCTGTCCGCCGGCGACGACCTGGTAGAAGGCGTAGAGCACGACCACGGGGGCGAAGGGATTGCCTGACGTATCGCACAGATGCAGTTCGAGGTCCCCACGCCCGAGCGTGTAGCCGTAGCGGAACGTCGGGACGACCGGCCTTGGGCAGTACGGGGCCGGGACTTGGATGAGTTGGTAGGAGGCTGTGAGGAAGCCGTACCCGACCATCGGGAGGGGAAGGCTGTCCCCGAGCGTGCCACGCCCGACGAGGGGCAACGGGCGAGCTGCGAGCGCCTGGACGGTGGTGCCGGAAAGACTCCCCGCGCCCGCCAGGACGCCCGCGGCCGTGATGAGTAGGTCGTCCGAGAGGGTGCCCGCCCCGACGACCTGGGCGCCCACGATGACCGTTTGGCGGGGTGCGGCCGTGATGCTCCCAGCGCCCTCGAGCGACCCCGAGGTCTCGAGGACCCGCACGGGGCTGGCCGTGATGCCCCCCGAGCCCGCAAGGGTGCCCGCCCCGAGGAGGATGACCCACGTGGTGAACGTCGAGCTGCCCTCGATGACCGCCTGCGCTCGCCATGCGGCTGTCGGAAAGGCGCCTACGACGGCGCTCACGTACATGTGGGCTTGCGTCCCCGCGTAGTCCGCCGTCGCGCTTGACGTGAACGAGGCAGTCCCCGTGAGCGGGGCAACACCGGCCAGTTCGAGGTCGGCGTTCGCCATGACCTGCGAGCTGGCGACGATGATGGCGGTTGCTGCCTGGTCCGGCACGGGGACCTACCTCCCCGTCAGGTCTCGGTGGCGATGACTTGTCCGGCCGGGAACTTGAGCTGGTCGTTGACCGCGACGTACCGCGACGACGAGAGGTTGGCGAAGTAGAGCAGGTTGCCGCCCGAGATCGCGTCGTAGACCCCGAAGGCCACGACCGTCCCCCAGTCGGCCGTGATCGCGACGGGGAAGATGACGTCCGCCGAGTTCGAGCACTGACCGTTGCTGGGGGCCGTGAACGTGATGGCCACGCGCACGTAGCCGTTGCCCGCCACCTCGGTCCCTCCACCCGACGGCGTTGGAGCCACGGTGAAGAGGGCCAAGTACGTCTGGACCGGCGGCGTGTACGGCGTGTTCCTCAGGAAGAGGTTGAGCGCCGTGTTGTCGGCGTAGTAGCTCTTGGGCATCTCACCGAGAGCGCGCCGATAAAGAGAAACGGGGCACTAGCAGTCTGGCTTGAGGAACGACGCTTTGAGACCTTGGTCAACCGTCGGGTTGCCCGTGGTCACGTCGTAGTCCTGGGCCGAGATTTGCTGGCCCGCCGGGTACGTGATGATGAGCCGCCAGTAGCCGACCGCGTTGGGGCGCCACCGCACGGAGTAGATGCCGGGGCTTCCCGGCACTTCGAGCCAGTACACGTGGCCGGAGGCGATCTGCGCGTCCGTGAACCCGGAGCCCGTGACGAGCGGCCAGGGCTGGAGTTGATTGTCGAAGAAGATCTGGCAAACGAGCTGCGAGGGCGTGAGCCCGGTGACGCGCGTGAAACCGTCCGACTGAAAGAAGTCGGACTGATCATCGACCGTTTGGTTCGCCAGGACGACTCGGCCGCGCGTCGTGGGCATGGCTCAGCCCTTCTTCACTTCGACCTTCGCGGAATCCACCTTCATCTCCCGGGCGGGAGGACGAGGCGGACCCCCGAAAGTCGAGCTGATGGGGACGACGATCCCGACGCGGGCATTGGCGTGCAGCCCAATGCGCCCATCGGTCTTCGAGATCCCCGTCATGCGAACTTCGGCTTCGTGGTTCATCTCTTCACGCTGACATGCACCGTCGTCCCAGGCTGCACGGGCGGCTTGGCCGGTTGGATGACAGTGTGTACCGTGGGCGGAGGTTGGGGAACCGATCGAACGACCGGGAGGCCGTTGCTCGGCGGGGGCTTGGGCGGAGGGAAGTGGTGCGTGACGGTCGGCGGGAAGACCCCGAAGGCGGAGTCGGCCGAGATCGAGCACTGGACGTGGTCTTCACCGCCGGCGTTCGCCGAGAACGACGAGGTGGCAGAGATGCTCGACGAAACGCCGCGATGGGCCTCCGCCGTCGCCGAGAACGACGAGGTGGCAGAGATGCTCGACGAAACGCCGCGATGGGCCTCCGCCGTCGCCGAGAAAGTCGCCGTAACCGCGACCGTGACGGCAGCGATGAACGCCGCCTTCACGGATGCGGAGATCGAGGAGTCAGCCGTGATCGAGCAGGTGGCTGCTTGGTCTGCCATGGGAGGCTACCTCCCTTGGCTCACTGCTCGGTGACGCTGAGGGCCGCAGCAGCGAAGCTGAGGGTGTCGCCCGCGTTCACGGTCTTGGAGACCGCGAGCGAGCCGTAGTACAGCTCGTGGCCGATGCTCACGTCGTCGTAGATCGCCGCCTCGACGATCGTGTACGGACCCGACGCAGCACCCGCCCCGAAAAACGCGAGCGTGCCCGTGTTCGAGACCGTGCCGCCGCTCGGAGGGCCGAACGTCACCGCCTGGCGCGCGTAGTTCGAGTCCACGACCTCGGTGCCCGGCGTCGTGGGGGTCGAAGCCGTCGTGTTCAGGGCGACGTAGACCGTCGCGGGCGACGAGTACGCCGTGTTGCGAAGAACGGCGTTGAGCAGAGCCTGGTCGAGGTACTGGGACTTGGCAGCCATCGGTGATCTCTCCTTGGAGGGCGCGCTTGCAGCTACTCCTCGAGAGCTACAAGAGGACTATTCGGGGCCGGGCTCGAAGTCGGACCCATGAGCGGCATTTGCTCGAGCGCCGGCTTGGCAGCCCAGCTGTACGAGATCGAGCTTGTGTTGTCCTTCTCGCACTTCGGACATCGCTTCTTCATGGGCGCTTACTACACCGCCCGAAAAGCTAATGATTCCACTTATTTGAGATGGCAGAGAGCCTTGAGAGATTTGATGTTGTAGGCGTATGGGTTCGCAGCGACCTTGCCGCTGTTGTTGAACCACGCGGTCTTCAGCTCTTCGATGTTCGCGATGGACGTGTCGAACACGAAGTAGACCTTGCCGTTATCGGCATGCCTCTCGGTTCTCCGCATCGGGACACCTGCCGTCTGGAGGTACGCCGCGAAGTAGAGGTCCGAGGTGCGGATTTCTCCGGCGATCCCGTTCCCGTTAGGGGGTTTTGACATCGTTTCATCCTCATCTCGGCGCGGTCAGGAAGCACGCCGTGGCTCATACGGATCTGGGATTGGGGTTTGGATCTAGGCAGCCCCGGCGCTCGCGAGAACGCCGGGGCTGAGGAACGCGCGAGACTCAGGTGACCGGGAAGAGAACCGGGCCGCCCTGGCTCCACGAGATCGCGCCGTTGTTGGCGTCGGGCGCCACGGCGCTGTCGTTGAAGAAGGTCACGCTCGAGGACGAGGGGACCGACTGGATGATGAACGTGCCGTTGTTGGCCGCCGTCGCCGCACCGGAGATCGTGATCGGGGTACCGACCGCGCTCACCTGCATGTTCGAGAGGCCCGTCATCGTCACGACCTGGTGGTTCTTGAGCGAACCGTCCGAGCCGATGTACGACTGCGACGCGACCGACGAGACCGTAGCCGCGGTGCCGTAGTTGCCGTTCGAGAAGGTCTCGTACTTGAGATCGACCGTCGAGCCGGCGACCCCGAGGGCGACACCCTCGACCGTCGTGAGGAGCGAGGCCGGGATCACGATGCTCGTGGCCGAGACCGAGCCCTGCGTACCGCCCGTGTTCGTGTGGGCGATGAGACGCTGGGGGAGATTCACGGACGGGACGCTGCTCACGCCCGCGCCCGAGCCAGGCGCGACCGCCGAAGTCGCCTGACGGACCATCACGACGGTGCCCGCCTGGCCGCCCTGGACCGAGTTGGCGCTGTACTCGGAGTTGCCGAGACCCACGCCCGTGATGGTGATGTCGCCCGCGTTCGGGCTGTTGTGGACGGCGGCCGTGATCATCGGCAGCGGGGCCGAGAACGGCGTGTGCCCATCGTCCTGAACGACCTGGATGGCTGGACCGCTCGTGATGGCCGGGAGCGCCCGCGGATTCGGGTTCCAGGTCAGCTCGAGGTACTTCGACAGGTTGCCGACCTGGAAGCTCTGGACGGCCGCCTCGGTCTCCGCGAACTGCGGAGCGATGAGCTGAGCGACGTTCGCGGCAGCCGGGGAGGCCCCGAGGGTCGCGAGGAGGGTTGCCGCCGACACGTCGATCGAGCCCGTTGCCGGGGGCGTCACGACCGGGTTGAGCGCAGCGATGATGGTCGTCGCGCTCGGCATCGTGAAGGTCTGGCCCGCCGTCATGTTGATGCTGGCGAGCAGGGTGCCTCCCGTGACGTCGATGTACGACCCCACGCCGGGAACGGTGGACTGGATGACCACGAGGGTCCCGGTCGCATCCGCGACGGCCGTTGCGAGGCCGGTCGGAGAAAGAACCGCATTGATGGCCGTGAGGAGGGCCGACATCGTGGCGTAGGACCCGCTCGCGACCGTCACGGTGACGGGCGAGCCGCCAGATGAGTTCTTGACCGTGAGGGTGTCGTTGGCGCCCGAGATGGTGACGGGGAACGTCACCGCCGCCGAGGACTGGACACCCGCCGGAACGCCGCCGTAGCCGAACGACCCGAGCGGAATGGGGCTCGTCGTCGGCACGGTGACCGTGAACTCGTTGTTCACTTCATTGCCGTCCTCCCCGACGTAACTCCCCGTGTAGGAGTCGTCGGAGTACACTCCGGCGAGGAAGTTGGTCAGCGTCGTCGGGTTGGGACGGCTGACGTACCGGGACTGGCCGACCGGCTCCGTCGGCCAGTTCATCTGGCTGGTGGGCTCGAGGTCCGCCAGAAAGATCGGGCTGGGGACGTCTCCGCGAATGACTCCGACGCGCATGGTACTCAGACTCCTTTCGGTCCTTCACGCCGGGGAGATTGCGCCCCGAGCTTGATCAGTCTTGAGGAGCCAAAGAACGGCCCCGTACTCCAAGTAGAAACCCGCAGTTGCTTCGAGAAACGAGAGGTGGTTGGCCCGCCAGGCGTAGTGTGCTTGGCGAAACCAGAGGCGCATCCGAGTGAGCTTCGCGATGTACTTGTCGGCGCGGTTGAGCGTCCGAATCTCGTCTTCGGCTGCGGCGAGGTGCCGGTAGCGGCGCCCCATGTCGTACAAGAGCTGCTTCTCTTGCTGGACCATGAGCAAGTCGCGCGGGCGCCATCGGTACGTGACCGATTGGAATTCGCCGCCTTCTTGGCGGATGATCCAGTTGAGGAGCGGGTATTGCACATCAGGTCATCGGGAACGTGTTGCTGTTCTGCTCGTTCGCGGTCACGTAGACCGTGTTGCCCGCGACCGGCGCCGTCGTGAACGCCGTCCCCGGGATCGAGATGGCCGTGGACGAGACCGATCCGCCTGCCGCGACGATCTGGGCCTGCGTGAGGGTCGCCGGGGCCGGGGCGGTGCCGCCCGTGCCCTGAGCGAACGTCACGCTCGTGATGTCGGGCGCGACGCTCGTGAACGTCGTCCCGGTGATGCTCATGGTGCTTCCGTGGACCGAGGCGGTGATGACCGGCGCCACGAGCTGGGAAGCCGAGATCCCCGACACGACCGTGAGGAGGGGGAAGGCCGAGGCCCCGGCCAGGGTCGAAACCGCCGGCGTGCTCGAGAGCTTCGAGATCTTGCCCTTCTTCCACGAGAGCGTGACCCGGTTGGTCTGCGCGAGGGTCACGTACCCGGCCACCACGCTCCCGTTGGCCGTCGTGTGCGAGTACGGGACGTAGCAAGCCTGCTTGGGCTTGTTCGCATACCCGTCCCGCTCGTAAGCCTTGGGGTCCCCGAGGCTGCCGAGGCGGTGGACTTCCTTGTTCGGGAGGCCGTCGTCGATGTCGTCGACGACGATGGGGCCGGAGACGGTCTGGTTGTGAATGAGCCTCAGCATTGGTGCTCCTCGCAGGCGGGCATGAAAGTCCTCGTCGAAGACGCCCCATAAAAGGAAGTGCTAGGCTCCAGCGGAAAGTGCCGGAACCTCGCACCCTTCGGAGCCCGCCCTTTCGGGCCTCAGGTCATGTTCGAGTAGGAGTCGCCCCCGGCCAGGTTGTATTGCTCGATGGCTTGGCCACGGAAGACGGCGTTCGTGTTCGGGCTGGCCGTGAAGGTGCTGGAGATGGTGCTGTGGTTGGCCTCCATCGCGGCCAGGGCAGAGGGGCGGTAAAACGGAGAAGGTCACTCACACACGCCGTAGCACTGCGACGGGCAGAACGTTCCTGCGGGCGGAGGGTTGCAACCGGGATGCTTGTAGCAAGTGCCCGTCGAGGGGTTCGTGACGAACACGCAGCTCTTCCCCGAGGGGCAATCGGAGTTCACCGTCGTGTTGCACGCCACGTAGCATCGGTGGTTGTAGCAAAGGTCGCCGTCCACCGAGGCATCTTGCTGGCAGTCCGAGTCCGCGTTGCACCGCGAGGAGCGGACGGACTCCAGTTGATCGAGCTGCTGAGGGATCGGCGGCTCGACGTTGGTCGCGCACGCGAGTACGAGGGTCCCGAGCACACTGAGGGCGAGAATGGGTTTCGTCATGCCCATGATCAGCGTATGAGGAGAAGTTCAGAGCAGCGTGGAGAAGAACTGGGGGTCGACGATCGCCTTGTTGATCGTCTCCACCGACGTGTCCTGCCCGAACACCTTGAGCTTGGCTTTGTACGGCGAGTGGGAGTTGTGGGTCTCGACCCACTTGACCATGCCCTCCGCCGTGCCGTGCGTGAACACGTGAATGCGGTCGGGTAGCTCGCAGTAGGCGATGGCCACCTCGACACTTGAATGTACGAGTGCTTCTTCACGAAGAGGCTCTCCGGTGGGTCCGAAGAGCGGCTGATCGTTCACCATCTTCACGAGGTCGTCGTGGAAGTGGAAATGCCCGACTTCCTGCTTGTAGTAGGTCGCCATCGCGTTGCCTCAGAACTGGAGGTACTCGAAACCGGCGACGGCCGTCGACGCCGTTGTGCTGTTGGGCCTCTCCACGAGCCATAGAAGATCCGGTCCAGGGACCCCCATTGGGACCTGGAAGTCGTGATCGAAAGAGCTGCCCGCCAAATGGACGAGGGTCATCCCGATCTGGAGCTGCGGGTTGGTGGCCACGAGCGGGTTGCCGATGTGGTTCATGTTGGTCTGGCCCGCGACATCGGTTGCCCCACACGTCATGCTGAGGACGTAGCACGTGACGCTGGAAGGAACGTAGTGGTGCGCCCAGAAAGTCATGTTGTCGCTCGCCGCGATGGACCCCCAAACCGAGCCCCCCACCCGCGGTTGCCGTCCACATCTGGATTGTGCCTGCGTTCCCGGCGCCCGTGCCGACCGACGCGACCACCATGTTCTCGAGGAACGCGATAGTGGTGTTCACCGTGTTCACGGCCGTGGTGCCGCTGAGGGTCACAGTCTCGGAGGCCAGTAGAATGTTCGTGGCGTCCAGAAAGTTGACCGTCACGGTCCGTGCGCCCGTACCGGCCGAGGCGTCGCTTGCGCTGGTGGAGTTCACGCTGAGCTGGGCGTTGGCGCCCTGCGGAGTGTACGTCGTCGCTCGAATCGCTTTGCCGTGATGGTGTAACCGTCGAGAGTTCCCATTGCTCACCACACCTGGTTCCACGGACCTTCGGCCCAGTGGATGCTGAAGGAGTGCGACGCGGAGGCGCTGTTCGCATCGACCCAGAGGACAAGGCCCTGGTTCGGCTGGAGCACGATGGATGAATCGTCCCCATCCTCGCCGTGGAATAGAAGCTCAACGGGGACGAACGATCCGGCGGCGGTCGTGAGTAGACCGGGAGTACCCACCCACAGGTCCGTCTGAAGCGTCGCAGTAGCCGGCGCCAAGTAGATCGCCAAGTTGAGCGCCGCGTCCGAGGACGAGTGGTACGTCTGGCTCTGCGTTGCCGCAGTCCCAGGGGAGCTGAACGAGCCGCGGGCGATGTGGTACCAGAACTTCGTCGTAACCGCGGCGGCCATCGACGATTGAATGTGGAGCTTCTTGATGTAGCAGCACACGTTCGACGTGGACGGGTTCAAGAAATACCCGAGATACTGGACCCCCGTGGAGCCGGTGATGTTGGACTTCGCGAACCGGCCTGACGCGAGATAGCGGCGGCTTGTGTTCGATACCGCGAGTTGCCCTTGGGCATGCACGGTCGCACGCTGCCACTGGTAGTAGGGATCGGAAATCAAACTCGCGGCGTCACGCTGGAGCCATACGAGCACCTGCGTGAGGTTCATGGCGGGAGCGGAACTGGCCGTCCCGTTGTTGATCCCCTGAAAGATGGGAACCGCCAATTTGATCGCCAAGCCATAAGCGAGCACCCCGAGGGGGTACTTGAAAACGGGCATCAGCAGGTCGTCGATATACCATTCGACCTGGGTCTGATTGATGCGAATTTCCCACCAGTGCCCACTGTTGTCGGCCTGCTTGACGAGTAGCTGCTTACACAGCACCCCACCGAAATTGTAGATGCTCGCGTAGATGTTGAGGCCGACGACCTCGAAAACGATCCCGGTTCCGGTGCTGCCCAAACCGGCCGAGGTGCTGATCTGACCAGCTCCAATACCGAACGACCACTGCGCGGGGGCCCCCACGTTTGAGAAACTCATGTAACAGCCGAACGACAACCCACCGTCACGGATCGTTGCGGATAGGGCGTACTGCGGCGACTGCGCAGTGAAACCACCAGCACCGATATTGAGGTTGCCTTGGAGCTGGAAATAGTCACCCGAGGTCGTGCCAAGCGTGGGCGAGAATGTACCCGACGACAAAGACGACGAGGTGCCTGCGCTCGCAGTGTACGTCCACCTCTTGGTGTCAAGGCTCGAGTACGGAGCGCTGGCATTGTACGGGCTGATCTCGAAGTTATCCGAGAACACGCACATGCCGGATTCGGCGAAGTTCCTCAGCTCCTGGCGCCGGGTGAGCGTCGCACGCATGCCAGGGATGTTGGGGTCCGAGATCTGGAACCCCGAGTGCTGAAGCTCACCCACCTGGCAGTCGGCCATGTAGACGTTGGCCGTGACGCTGTTTGCTCCGGGAGTGGTGAAAAGCACAGCCGGAAGCGCGCCATGCGGAAACTGTCCGCCAGGGCCGTAGCCGCCCGTGAGAAGAGTCTGCGAGAAAACAGGCTTCTCCATGTCGTCGATGTAGAACTCGACCGACTCCGCTCTCCAGACGATGGCGTACTCGTGAAAGTTCGTGTCCGTGGGCGCATACGTGATGGCGTACTTGTTCGTGCCGATGTCTACGCTGATCACGCCGGCCCGGTTCTCGAATACGAGACCGCCAGTACTGGGTCCGGAGAATCCCAAGCCGCTAGCTATCGCTAGACCCCAGGCCGAATAGCTGTTCGCCACCACGCCTTGGTGGGCGACCGTCATGTGACAAGCAATGCCGCCGCCGATCCCCACGCCGAAACTCTGGCTGCTGTAAATGGCCCCGTAGTTGCCGGACGTCGAAGCCATCGAAAGTTCGACGTAGCCGCCCGCGTTGGGCGTGATCGAAGCCGAGCCGTGGAGAGCCGTCGTCCACTTGGTGGTGTCGAGCGCCGTGGCGCCCGTCGACATGTAGGCGAAGTCATCCCAGAAAAGGTTGGACTCCTCAGACTGAACGCGAAGACGCCCACGATCGACGCGGGGTTTGCGCCACGGCTGCACCCCGTCGCTGATGGCCTTGGTATCGCCTCCGATGTCTTGCCATCCGAGCGACTGCACGTTGAACGTGGGAGCGCTCGATGGGGCGGTCGTGTTGTTGATGACACTGAGCTGCCAAGGGAGGGTCTGCCGGCTCGGAAGCGCGTAGTTCGAGGAGGCTACCGGAACATCCAGGTTGTCGAGGTACCAGTAAATGGCGTCGGCGCGGTAGGCCACGCCGTAGCGGTGGTAAGCGCCGTCGGTCGGCTTCGTGAGAGTCGAGGAGAAAGTCTTCGTTCCGCTGGCCCAGACGCAAGCATTGAGGTTTCCGCTCGTGTCGATCTCGAACCCGATGCCATCCGTCAAAGGGGCCGATGCGGTGGGCGCCGAGGGTACCGTGCCGATCCCCCAGAATCGGTGTGTATTCGATAGGATCGTCGCTTCGAGTTGAAGAGCGGTTCCGAACGCCTGGAAGACGAGACCACGAGAACCGAAATTGGGAAGCGACGTGAGATAGCCATACGCGCTTGCAGTCGTGCCCGTTGCGATGGCCAGGACGCCGTTGGATTGCGTTACGGTGCCGCCACCGCTCGTGACCGGAATGTTCCACCGAGTGTTGTCGATGGTCGCGCCATCGAAGGGATCATTGAAAAAGTCACCCTGGTCTACCCCAGCACGAAGGCTGCCCCACGGGTTGTTGAGGGCGTAGATGCCTGCCGCTGCCCCCGCCGGCGTGGCGAGGGTCGCCGCCACCGATAGCTGCTCGACGGTCTGACCCGTGATCTTGGAGACGCGGGGGATTTGGATGAGGCTCGATGCGTCGAGCCCAGCGACGACCGCGGCGGCGGGCGGAGCGGCGCCTCCGCTCGTCCCCGTGAAGTTTTGCGACGCATCCTGCTGCGTGCTGGCGCGAAGCGTAATCGAGGCGCTTCCCGACGTGTATGCCGACACTCGGACTCGGGCGAGACCCGAGCCACCGACGGACACCAAGCTGGCGGATGTCGCCGTGTTCGAGGACGCGAAGGTGATGCTCGATACAAAGCCACCTCCTCCGAACAGGGTGTCGAAGTACGTCGCGTTCCAGGTGGTACCCCCGTCCAGCGAGATTTCGGGCACGATGGTGCCGATGAGGGTGCCCGCCGCGAGCTGCATGCCGCAACCGGCCGTACCCGCAAGCGTGATCTGCACGGTCGCGTTGAGGGCGTTGAGGGTGCCCGTGGCCGTGGTGTCACTCGCGCCCGAGCTGCTGACCGCGAGAGGGTGCGACGAGGTGCCGAGGATGTTCGTACCGTCCGTGATCTCGACCGGCCACCCGCTCGCCAGGGAGTTGGGAGTGCCTTGGTTGGCCGTGACGGTGCCCCCGCCTCCGCCGGAGCCCGAGGGCGTCGCGTTCTTCTGAACGAACGAGAGGTTGACATTCGTGAAAGACGGGCTCGTGCCGCCGACCGTCCACGAGACCTTCACGGCCGAGCTGTTGCTCGAGAGGTTGACGGAGCCCGCGTTGATCGCGCTGATGACCGACGAGTTGACCGCCGTGCCCGCCGACGTGGTCTGGTCCACGGGGTCCACGTCCACGAGCGAGAACTGGATGGTGGGGCTCGTGCCGGTGGGCGAGGACTTGATGTTCCACACGAGATCCACGTCGCGTGCGCCCACGCCCGTGATGACCTGCGACCCGCTCGCCGTGATGGTCCCGGCGTTCTCGATGGTCGTGACCTGAGGGTCGGAAGCCGTGAGGAGACCGCCCGTGGACTTCACGCTCGCCGTGTTCGCGCCGTCCGTGAGCTTGTGGAACGCCGCCCTCGCAACGGCATCCATCGTCGGCATCGTGTTCGTGCCGTCCGTGACCTGGACGGGCCACTTGCCCGAGAGCGCAGCGGCCGTCCCCTGGCCAACCGACCCGATGGCGTTCGTACCAGCCGGGAGCGGCGAGTTGGGCGAGAGAGCAACCGCGAGCGCAGGGTCAGCGGCCGTAGCAGCCGTGGACGCTGGCTTGACGGCAACGGGTCCGTTGCCCGCGGCGTCGTACATGACGTGCGTGCCCGCGACCTTGTTGACGAGGGTCGCGTACACGCCGTCAAACGACGGGGTGGTCCCGCTCACGGTCCACGTGACCTGAACGCAGCTCGCCTTCATCACCGGGAGCGTGAGGATTTGCGTCCCCGCGACCGTGATGGCGCCGCCTGTGACGGAGTTGCCGATAGTGGTCGTCTGGTTGCCCGGATCGACCTCCTGCAACGTGAACGTGACGGACGGGCTTGTACCCGAGACCGTCCCGCTCACGTTGATGACGAGAACGATCTGGGAAGCGCCGAACCCGGTGAACGTCGCGGACGACCCCGAGGTTGTGACCGTGGCGTTCGAGAGGACGACCTCTCTAAAATCGTCGAGGACGACTTCCATCCTTCACAGGAGGACGTATCAGTGCATCACTGGAAGACGCCGTCGATGCTCACGATTCCGCGGTTGATCTGCCCCGAGGTCAGGTTGCCCGAGGGCACGCGCAGGATGATGTGGACGTACTTGCCGCCGTAGCACGCCTGCGGAACCTTCGGGGTCCAGATGAGCTGCGCAGGGTTCATCGCGTCACCGACGGAGGCGCTCTTCGGGGCCTGTTGCATGCCGAGCGCGTAGCGGACAGGCGGGTTTGGGGCGGCGGTTGCGAGCGACACGGCGCTCGATCCCACGGCCAAGCCCCACTGGAGGACCGTGGGCGCGGTCGTGCTTTGGACACCAAGGAGCACCGTCTGGATCGTCACGCTGTAGATGAGGAGCGTGAAGTTCGCCGGGACTTGGTACGCGAAAAGGATGTAGTCGGTTTCCGCACTCGCCGGGGTGTTGAAAGCGAAGAGGCCGCCGAGGGTCGAGTACGCCGCCGCCGTGTTCGAGAGCGAGGCCGCCGAGATGGTCGCAGGGGCCGCGCTGTTCGTGAAGTTCTGGAGCTGGGTGCCGGCGAGCGGGTCGAGGTTGCCGTGACGGCCGGCGTCCGCGAGCTGGACCTCCCAGGCCTTGTTCGTAGCGACGTCGAGCTGCGAGACCGTGACGCCCGTGAGGATCGCATCGGGCGCGGACGAGGGAGCCGAGCCCGTGTTGTAGACGCGGACCGCGACCGGCGTGTGGCCGAGCTGGATGAGCGCACCCTGCGTCGCGGCGATCTGGAGCGTTGAGGTCGCGAAGACCGAGTTGTCGAAGTTGAGGATGTCGAGGCGGGCGAGGGTGCCGTACATGTAGACGACGAACGTGTAGTAGTCCGCCGCCGTGAGGGTCGGCGTCACGGTCGCCGTGACCTCGGTCCCGTTGAAGTTGATGACGAACTGCTGGGTGCCCGACGAGTTGATGCGGAAAAAGACACCGTTCGTCGGAGCCGAGGTGCCCGAAGCCGTAAGAAACCCGAGTTCGATGACGGAGTTCGTCTGCGGCGTGAGCTTCGCCTTGATGCGGCACTCGAGGGCGTACTCGCCCGTGTACATGAACGACTTGTTCGACGTGAGGATCGAGTAAGTGCTCGCCGTCGTCGTCGAGTTGTGGTTCATGTCGAACGACGTCTGGGCCTGAGCCTGCGTCATCGTCGACGTAGACTGCGCCCACTTGAACGTGTTGACGTTCGTGCCGTCGAAATTTTCGACGAAATTGAGCGTCTCGATGCTGGTGCGGAGGCGGTACGACTCACCGAAAGCGAACTCCCCGACGAGGGCGTTGTCGGTGAGCGGCGCCATAAGCACCGGGTTGCCCACGATGGCCGCGCCACCCGCGGCGCCGCCGACGACGAGCTGGCGACCCGACCCGTCCGTGCTCAAGGCGCGGAGGTTCGTGCCGTCCCAGCCGGCGACGTAGACGGGGTTGCCGACCGGAGCGCTTCCGGCCGCCCCGAGACCGCCGACTTCCGCAAGGAGGTTGGCGGCCGTCGTGTTCGTCACCGCCAGAGGGTGCGACGAAGTGCCGAGGACGTTCGTGCCGTCCGTGATCTCGACCGGCCACGCGGCCGAGAGAGCCGCAGCAGTGCCCTGGGCCACAGTCCAGGTGCCGCTCTGGGTGGCGGCGACCGTCCACGAGCCGCTCTGGGTCGCGGCGACGCTCCATGAGCCGCCCTGGTTCGCCGTCACGGTACCCGAGACCGGCTGGGTGGTCGTTCCGGTCGGGTCGACGCGCACCGGGTGGCTGCTCGTGCCGAGGACGTTCGTCCCATCCGTCAGCTCGACCGGCCAGGCGTTCGCAAGCGTGTTCGGAGCGCCCTGGGTGACGGTCGCGAGGAGGTTGGCCGCCGTCTGATTGACGGGGCGGACCACGAGACCGTAGTCGCTCGTGGCCGGGTCCGCATTCTTGACGGTCGTCGGGCGGAGGTTGCCGGAGCCGTCGGGACCGCCGACCTGCGTCGAGGACGTGGGCGCCGTGGAGCCGTCCGTACCGACGGACGGGTTTGTCGCCGTGATGGAGCCAGTGACGGGGATGGCCGTGCCGCTCGCAGAGCCCTGGATGGTGAGGACCGCGCTGCCAGGCGTACCGGCAGTGCCGAAGACCGGGTTGCCCGAGGCGTCGTAGAGCGACGCCGTTCCCGCGACCTTCGAGATCAGGCTCGCGTAGACTCCGTTGAACGTTGGAGAGCCCGAGCCGCCGATCGTCCACGTGACCTTCACGGTGCCGCCGTACATGATCGGCAGCGAAACGATCTGCGTGCCGGTCGCCGTGATGGCGGAGCCCGTCTTCGAGTTGCCGAGCGCCGTCGTCTGGTCACCGGGATCGACCTCTTGGATCGAGAAGGTGAGGGTCGGCGTTGTGCCCGTCACGGACCCGCTCACGTTGATGAGCAGGTTCAGCTCCTTGGCACCGAAGCCGTCGAACACCGCGGACCCGCTCGCGGTCACGGTCTGGTTCGAGAGAACTACTTGCCGGTAGTCCTGCAAGACGACTTCAGCCATGTGATGTCACTCCTTCGACCTTTGCAGCCGTAACAACGGATTGTGGAAGGTTTTTACTGCTGGAAATAGCCTTCCACCGTGACGGTGCCTCGAAGGATCTGATTCGGCGTGGCGTTGCCCATAGGGACGCGCAGGATGACGTGAAAATAGTACGTCGGGTTCACGACAACCGGGATGTCCGGCACGAACTCCACGGGGCCGGGCGTGAAAGTGTCCCCTACATCGGAACTCTTGGGAGCCGATTGGACCCCCACTGGGAATCGGATGGGAGGGTTGGCCCCTCCCGTGGCGAGAGACACCCCGCTCGAGTTGGCGGCAAGTGCCCACTGGAGCACCGTGGCCGAGGTGCTGCTTTTCGCCCCAGCGATGAACGTCTCGATGCTCACGGAGTCCACATACAGGTGGTAGCCGGTGGGTACTTGGTACGCGAAAAGGGCGTAGTCCGTCTCCGCCCCGGCTGGAGCGGAGAACTGGAAGAGTCCTCCGAGCGTCGTGTAACCGGCCGCCGTGTTCGAGAGCGTCGCGGTCGTGGGCCCCGTGCTATTGGCGTAGTTCGCGGACTGGAGGCCCGTCGACGGGTCTTTGATGAGGTTGAGGCCCGCCGCCGCTTGCCCTGTCTCTGCCCCGACCGTGATGGCGCGACCCGTCGAATCGACGAGAAGCGCGTGCTCCGTCCCCGAGGAGTCGACGCCAGAATCGACGGTCGTGTTCTTGGTCGTGAGCGTCGCGTAGACGCCCGTGAAGCTCGGACTCGTGCCCGTGACCGTCCACGAGACCTGGACGGCGCCTGAAAGCGTCAAACGAAGCGTGAGAAGCTGCGTGCCGGCTGCCGAGAGGGCCGTGCCGGTGACGCTCGAGCCCACAGGGGTCGTCCCATCGCCGGGGTCAATCTCTTGGAGACTGTACGCGATGGTCGGGAGAGTCCCGGTCGGGGCGTTTTTGATGTTGATGACGAGCGTGATCTCGCGCGTCCCGAAGCCAGTGAAAACCTGCGACCCGGAAGCCGTGACGGTGGCGTTCGACTGAACCGTCTGTTGGTTCGGGTCGATGAAGACCGGGCCGGGGGATAGGAGGAAAACGCCGGGCATCGCTCACACGTTCCGCACGACGGTCTCACCCGTCACTGTGTTGCCCGTGTATGAGTAGCTGATTGTGACCTGGGCGATGATCGTTACACCGTCCGTGGCGTAAACTTTGCGTACCTCCTGCGTGTACTTGCCGCCCGTGTACGTGTAGTCGATCGTCTTGATGGTCTTGCCGCTCGAAGTGTTGACCCACTTCTCCTGCGTGACCGTGTTGCCCGATCGGGTGTTCGAGTAGGTCGTGCCCGTCGCCACGGGCTCGCTATCGAGCAGCTCGTGGTTCGAGATGTCCGTGATCGCGGGCTGGACGAGGTTTTGGGACGTGATGTTCTGCTTGGTCTGCGAGTAGCCGACGTCCTGGGCTCCCGAGGGGTACCGGAAGTTCGCGGAGCCGCCCGTGGAATTCCCAACGGTGCCACTCACCGTGAACTGCGTGTCGGAGACAACGCTCGCGACCTCAAAGGTACCGTTGCCGGCGCCACCGCTCGTGCCCGTGATGTCCACGAGGTCACCGTTGCCGCCGACCGCGATGGCCGCGGACCGGACGGGGTGATCGCGGCTCGTGAGGATGCCCTCGCCGTCGGAGGCCAGCGCAACGTTCACGATGTTCGGAGCAACGGTCGACGTGACGGTCAGCGTCAAGTAGACGACCGTGCTGTCCGAGTTCAGTTGCGCGGCATCGTAGAAATCATACGGACCGACGTCCGGCGCGAGAATCGGCGGCATCCAAAGGTCAAGGCTTCTTCGAGCGCTTGCCTCCGGAGGGCTTGTTGTTGGCCTCCGACTTCACCTCCGGCGTCCCTGCCCCCTCTTGAGCCGGGTTCGTGGGAGAAGCATGGACTTCCGGTTTCGCAGACTCCGCCTTCTCCTTTTCACGCTCGGCCATCTCCTGAAGACGGCGTTCCTCGAGCGTCGCGAACCCGTTGATGACCGAGTAGAGCACGCTGCTCATGGCCGAGAACCCGTGCGCTTGAGCCACGAGAGCGTGGTACTTGCGGAGGTGATCCTCCGCGTCTGCCATGCACTGTTGACGTCGACGCTCACCCTCTTGAAAGAGCTGCATCACCGTCTGGAGGTACGTGTCCGGTGTTGCTGCCCCGAGCTTGAGGAGATCCCCCACGCGCTTGCGCAGCCGGACGAGTTCCTCGGCCGGCTGGTAGTTCGTGTAGTTCGGGATGTCGAGCCTGGGCGGGATGACGTTGTTCATTTGATCTCTTTCTTTTGCTGGCCTGCAATCGCGTTCGCGATGACGAGGCACGGCTCACAATACACACCGTCCACAGACGGGTTGGAGTCGCACGACACCTGGAAAAACTTGGTGCGCTCCAAAGGGGCCTTCGTCCCGCCCCGGTGCCACCACTCCGGCGCTTCGTGGCCGGAGTGGCAGTAGCGGTTCGGGGGCGTCGAGACCTCCTTCACCGTCATGCCGGGGCGCATCATCACAGGATGAAGTAGCTGATGTGGTCGTTCGCGTTGATTCGCGAGTACGGCGTGATGTGGGTTGTGTCCGTCTCCTGGTAGTCGTCACCGTTCGCGACGGTGCCGGGGTCGCGCATCAAACCGCGCCAGAACACCCACATGTACTTGCCGTTGTTCGTGCCGTCGAGCGTGTACGACGCGCCACCAGGGAGGACGTGGCTCGTATTGGCCGGGATCGCCGCCGAGAGGCGCTCGATGTAGCGGACGACCGACTGCGAGCTGATGGCGTTCGAGAGCGCCTGGAGCGACGCCGTGATCGTCTGGCCGTTCGTGAGGTACGGACCCGTGTACGTGCGGTTGCCGGTCTGCTGATTCAGGGCGTTGAGCGCCGAGACCACCGTGTCGCCGGCACCGCCAGGCAGCGTCGAGAACGGGAAGTAGTTGCCCGTGTTCGTGAGGTACGACGAGAGGTTCGTCGTACCGTCCACCCACCCGCCCGTGGACTGGAGATCCGCGATGTCCTGGCGGAGATCGGCGTCACCCGTGAGGCCCGAGACGAGCGGGAACCGGAAAGCGTTCTGGTCGAGCTGGTCGAGGCGCTGGTTGTAGCCGTAGGTCAGGTCGACGAACGTCGGGACGAGCTTGTTGTACTCCGCCCACCCGACCGAGTGGGTCTCCGTGATCGCGGCGTGGTTCTGGATCGTGATCGCCGTCGTGCTCTGGACCGAGATGATGACGAAGTAGCCGTTGTTGGCCGAGTTCGTGAACCCGGTCAGGTTGATCCACTTGCCGACGTCGGCGTTCGTGAACGTGCCGCCCGTGAGGCCCGTGAGCGTTGCCGCACCATTGGTGGTCGGCGTGATCGTGACGGCCGTGGTGCCCGTGTTCGTGCCGGTCGCCGAGCCGACTTCCCACGTGTACGCGGTCGAGCTGGTCGCGATGTTCCCGCCGTTCGGGCACGAGTACCAGTGGATCTCGACGCTGTTGGGCGAGGTGGACGACCCGCCGTAGGTGATGCCGAAGATGTGCTCACCCGCGTGCAAACCGCTCTGGACTTCGAGTTCGTTGCCCGTCGTCGCGTCCGTGACCTCGACGTAGGTCGAGTTCCAGTCGCTCGTGAACGGAGCGGCATCGAAGCAAGGTACGCCCGTGTTGTCCACGCTGTCCGCGTGCTTGAGGGCACTGGTCGCGTAGATGTCCGTGAGCGTCTGCTCGACCGCCAAGTTGAACTGGCCGCGGTTCACGCTCTTGGCGAAGGCGTCGAGCGTCTTGCCCGCGATGTTCGCAATGCTCGCCGGGACCGCGACGCCCGAAAGGGTCGGGCGCGTGTACGTGGGCATCGGCTGGTCGTAGTTGACGCCCTTGATGTACGTGCGGTCCGAACGCTCGAAGTCGAGGTCGTCGTTGAGGCTGTACGGCAGGCGCTCGACCCACGAGATGTTCGGGTTGTTCGCGTCGCTCGCGACGGCAGCGGCGTTGGCGTAGCTGACGCTCGTGGCCGAGTTGAACGCCGTGATGAGGAAGGTGCCGTTGTTGCCCGCCGAGGCCGCGCCCGAGATGGTGATGAAGTGCCCGACGGAGTTGGCGCTCATGTTCGCGACGCCCGTGATGGTCGCGATGCCACTGCTCACGGTCGTGATCGAGGCGGACTTGCCCGCGTTGTACTGCTCCCATTCGAGAGCGCCCGAGTTCGGCTCGGGGAAGTACCCGCTCGCATTCGTCAGGACATCGACCGTGGCGCTCGAGTTGGCGTTCACGAGGAAGACGCCGTTGTTGCCGGCGATGGCCGCGCCTCGAATCGAGATGAGCGTGCCGACGCTCGAGGCGGACTGCCCGGTGAGGCCGCCCACGGTGAGGTTCGGGCTGGCGAACGCGGTGATCGTGGCCGTGCTGCCGCTCGCGAGGATGACCGGAGACCCCAACCCCCCGGTCTCGTCCGTGAGAAGACGGTCGTTCGCCTGGCGCTCGACAGACCCCGCGATGTCGAGAAGCTGGTCGAGAGCGTTGTAGCGCGAGAAGCCTGCCATGGGGTGAAATCTCCTTAGAGCGGTGCGACCTGGTAGTCCGAGACGAGCGTGGACACGCCAACAGGCAAGAAAGTCAAAAGGTTTATTGTGTCGAAGCCCGTGCCAGCACCCCCGCTCTCCGAGCAGAAGAAGTCGCCGAAGCGCGGGTCAGACGTAGGCGACTCGATGAGACGGCGCCCGTTGTGGAAAACGTCGATGGAGACACCGTTCGCGTGTAGGAACTTGTCCGGCGTCGTGAACACCCGGTTGGTCCCGTCGAGCGGCCCGATGAGGTGGATGCCGGTCTTGCGCTGACCGACCGAGATGAGCGGCAGAATGCCGAGCGCCTGGAAGTTGTCGTACCAGTGGCGGCTCGGGTCGTTGCCGAAAATGATCTCGCGCAGCCGCGAGAGGAAGAAGACCTGGTAGTCCTCTTCCGTGAGCGACGACGGGATCGCAAGGGTGATCTGCGCGGGCGTCTTGTTGTCCGCGAGGTTGTCCGCCAGCCGGACGCGCCTATCTCTGATGCGCGTGGGGCCACCCATGGAAACCTCAGGACGTTAGGGAGTGATGTAGTCGACGAAGAGGTGATCGTCCGCGTAGGGAGCCTCGTTGAGTACAACCGTGTCGAATCCGGTCCCTGGTCCCTGACTCTCCACAGTCACGTAGTCGTCGAGTAGCGCGAGCCTCATCCCGTTCAAGTAGACGTGAATTCCGAAAAAGGGGAGGTTCTGGACGTAGTGCTCTCCTCCGGGCGTCGTGAACGTCACGTTCGTCCCATCCCTCGCCCCCATGAGCGTCTGCTGATCGCGGAATCTGTCCGCCGCGATGAACAGCGTCCGTGCGAGCTGAAGGGAGAGATAGTTTATGAGGTACAAGACGCACCCGGCCCTCCCTCCAGACCGTTACCTCGGGAACGCGAGCGTGCAGGTCGCGGAGAAGTTCACCGCCCCACCACCGCCGCGAACCCAGAGGCTTCCTTGCGATGCGTAGATCGTCGAGAGGCCATAGAACCCGAGCTTGGGTCCGATGGCGACCTCGGGACCGCTCTGCTCGGTAGAGACGTAGAGCGTGTTGGTCGCGTCGTTGTTCGTGATCTCCAAGTTCTGCATCAGGCTCGGAAGGTCGAGCTGAAGAGAGTTCGCGCTCGAGGCGCCGCTCGGGGCGTTCCCCTGGATGGTCACGATCCCCTGCCCCTTGTTTGCCGTGTCCGGCAGAAGGAGCGTGGGGGCCGACACCGCGGAGCCGTTGCGCCAGAGCTGGAGCCAGAAGCTCTTGGTGTCGTCGATGGAGAACGTCGTCGGGTCGAACGTCATCCGCACGAAGCCGTTGGTGTCCTGAAGCTCCGTCTTGCCCCGCGGGATGTTGTCGTCGTAGTACCCGATGTTCGAGCAGGAGAAGAGGCTCGCAAACGTCCCGTCGAAGTTCTGCGCCCAGTAGACGGCGTAGGCCGTCGTTCCGGAGACCACGGATGTGAGTAGGTCCACCACGTGGGGGCGGCGGCGGAAACACGAGAAAGTGCGGATGTTGCTCATGTGCTCGATCCTTCCCGCCTAATGAGAGGAGTATATGTGGCGGTGTCCTTGCCGTCCTTTCGGGCGTGCTCCTGGGCCTCCCGCCAGCTCTCCGTCTGCTGGCCCTCGTAGTTCGGGATGAGCTTCGTCTTGAAGACGTGATCCCGCTCGCGCCGGGCCATCTCGACCCGGTGCTTGGCTCGCCACGTGTTCTCCTTGATCGCCTTGCTCTGGAACCCGCCGGTTTCGCCGTCCTTCATCACGAAGGACACGTTGCCGGGGTTGAACACGAGCTTGGCCTGGCCATGGCACGAGGCGCACTCGAGCGACTTGGCACCGAGCTTCACGCTCTCGTAGTCGACCATGGACATGCGGACGCTGGCTTCAGCTCCGCAGCCCTCACATCGGGTGGAGTAGTTGGGCATGGTTCTGATCTCTCATTTCTTCTCGGCCTCACCCTTGGAGAGGGGGACTTCCCACTTGCGGATGAAGCTCAGGACGGCAGCCACGTGTTTACACACCTGATGCTGCCGGTGCGGGTCTCGAATGTTGGGGACGGAGGCCGTCCCTACGGGGCGACCATCCTGGTAGTTCTCGTGCTTGGCGTGATACTCGGGACCCTGCCATCGCCAGGCCGGGCACGAGCACGACATCTTGAGCTGCATCTTCACGAGCCGGACGATGTTGCCGACCCGATCGCCCTTGAGGCGGACGACCTTGGGGCCGTTGCCGCAATCGACCGAGAAGATCCAACGAAGGTTGCTCGCGTCCACGCGGCGTACACGCACGTGGCATTGACGAGCCCGCTCCTCGATCTTGTCTTCGAGGCGGTTCGTGATCTGGTCGATGGTCGCCGCCGTCCGAACTTGGGTCGGCGGCTCGACGATGGCCTCGTGGGCGAACCGGAGAAGGAAGAGCTGGGCGACGTAGTCCGCCTCGGCGTTGAAGGGGCGGCTGGCGTAGTGCGGGTGCTTCGGGTCGTCGCGGTACGGGTACTTGGTCTTGGACATGTCCCGCGGGTCGCTCTTGCCCTTGCCCATCTCCCCGATGCCGTCGTGCGGCTCGCTCCAGTCTTCCTTCGTGTCGACGCGCTCACGATTCTTGAGCTGGTCGTCGGGACTGTCGCGCCGCCAAGGATCGGTGTTGTCGCCCTTGTCGAAGTCGCGGATGTCGTCCTCGGGCTTGTTGAACGTGGAGGTGCCGGGGATGTCCTTGTCGAGGCTCAGCCCGCGGTCCGCCGGACCCCCATCGGGGAGCTTGGCCTCGCCCACAGGGTTCTTTCCCGTGGGATGCTTCACGTTCTGGGGAAGCCCCGAGTTCTCGTAGAGAGGCGCCCCGCCCGGCCCTGCACCTGGCAGCTCGGACCCCTCGCCATAGGCTGGGCGAGTCACGAGTGGCTGCGTAAGCGCAGAGCGATCTCTCACGGAAAACCCCTTACTTGCGCGTGAGTCGGTGGTTCACGAAGTGCGTCTTGACTCCCGCGTTATCGAGCATGTCCTGAACGACAAAAGTCATGTCCGACGAGCCGAAGCCCTCACCTTCGGGCCAGCTCGCCGCGAGTTCCTCGGCCGCCTCCTGAGCGGCGTGCTGGAACTTCGTGCTCTTGGCCTCCTCGGGCGTGATGAGGCCGTTCATCAACGCCCGGTGGAGGATGTTCTCGGGGTGGACGACGTACTCGCCGCGCGCCGCTACCCGAGAGCGACGGTCGTAGGAGTACATGGGCGACTCAGTGCTTGTCCTTGACCGTGTTCTCGTGCTTGTCGTGCATCTCGTCGATGACCTTGGCCTCTTCGTCCGTGATCTTCGGGTTGGCCTTCTGGAAGTCCTCGCCCGCGCCCGCGAGGGGAGCCACGCCGGCCTGCTGCTGACCGCCATGCTGACCCTGCTGCTGCTCCTGCTGCTCGACGCTCACCTGGAACGTGTCGCCCACGATGCGGCGGAGGACGCCCGCGAGAGCCACGCGGCTCGGGTTCTTCTGCTCCGTGATCGCCTTGGCGATGCTGCGGAACGCCGTCGAAGCCTTACCCGTGAGAGCGGCCGTCTTCGGGTTGCCACCCTTCTCGAGCTTGGCGACGAGCGTCATGACCGCCGCGACGGGGACTCGACCTTGCTTGTCGGTCAGGTCGGCGATCTTGTTCAGGAAGTACGCGGCGGTCTTGGCATTCATGGGAACTCCTCGATTTGACGCGGCGGACCGCAGGTGTGGGTTGTTGTTGTCCATGAGCCACCGATTCACGTCGGAATCGAGCGTCTCCTGGTCCTTGACTCGGCGAAGGGCGCTCTGGACATCAGCCGGAAGCTCCTCGAAGTCCATGGCCGCTCGGCCCCCGGCCGATTCCAGGTACTTCTTCAGGATGGCCTCTTGCCTGGACATGAGCTTGGAGGTCTTGGCATTCATGGGAACTCCTCGATTTGACGCGGCGGACCGCAGGTGTGGGTTGTTGTTGTCCATGAGCCACCGATTCACGTCGGAATCGAGCGTCTCCTGGTCCTTGACTCGGCGAAGGGCG